TTAGGATTTGCTCTTAATTTCTCCATAGTGGAAGTAACTTTTTTACCATTTGGCAAAGTAACAATAACATCACCATCGACAAAGCGAGCATTCAGCGCATATTCAGTATGTGCGCCGGCTTGACCTCTATGAGCATAAGTATAAGGTTGCAAAGGATCTCCAGCAGATCCTTGCCAACCTCCAAAGCTAACATCTTGTGTACTAGCATCCTTACCAGGTTCAGTTATTTCTTTACCGTGACCGCCAATTAGTCCAGGATTCTTATGTTTAGCCAATTCTTGATCAGTCAAACTACTGTAATATACGGCGGCGTCAGATTGGCTAATTCTATTCTTTACTACATCTCTAGCAGAATAATGTTTTCCGTCTAATGGACTAGTGTATCCAGTTCCAGAAAGTGGAGCAGCTCTAACTTTAGTTTTAGCTGCATCATAAATCTGTTTAGACATTTTAGATGTAGGCAATACCATACCAAAATGATTGGCAATTCTTTGTGCTGTGATAGGTGTCATAGGCACTCTAATACCATCAATGATAAGATAGTCTGCCATAGTTTTATAGGTTATCTTAGTTCCTCCGGGACCATCTACGGTTACAGGGACTAAGTTTTTAGGCGGACCTTGCTTAATAGCAGCTTGGTAAACTAATTCCTCTCTGGCGGCGCCAGGAGGCAGTTTCATGAATTCATCTTTGAAACTCATTTAATCATACTCCAGGCTGACGAGTGAAACGTAATACTCCTTCATAGCTTAGGAGCGGAGCTAAAGTTGGACTTTTCATAACATCTACGACATTCATAGATTGACTATCTACTTCACAGGTGTTACTCATAAGAATAAGTGTTTGACTATAATCAGTATGTGATCTGTCGTGTCTAGTTCCTATAGTTTGCCACATCTTCAATCCACCTGGTCCAATGTAAGGGGCGGACTTGTCATAGAAACCATAATTAATGGCGCTAGTGGAAGTAGTCAAACGATTACTTAAAATCCAAGCCTTTCCGCAATCACGAAATAGTCCGGTTTTACCGGCACGTTTACTTTCAACTGATTTATTCCATTGTTTAGATTTGGAAGTAGTAACCATGTCTGGTCCGGCAGGCAATGTGGTAACTCCTACGACAACTTCAGCGGCTTTATAGGCAAGGTCACTTACTTTGGAAGTAACAAAGGAAGCATCCATTAGATCGGCGCATTTCTGAGCCAGAGTAGCAGAAACCTGAAATCTAAATCTTGTACCGTCTTCCAGTTCGACGCGAGCAGCATCATCACAAACTTGAAAGGTAGCAGTGTGCCCATTAATAGTTGAAACAACTGGAACCCAATTACATACTACAAGTCCGCCATTGATAGCATCCAAAACTGCCTGATCCCTGGCAGGGGAGGGATTTTCTGGTAATGAATTTATCCAAGATTGTGCGTCCATGATTTCCTCATATCATTTTTAATATGCGGGCTTGACATTTATTTCCGCACATTTATAGTGTGTAAGCTATTAGTATGCTCAAATATGGAGAAAATAAATGCTGATTAAAGAGGGATTGACGTTTGACGACGTATTATTGGTGCCTCGTCATTCGGAAATAACAAGTAGGTCATTAGTTTCAACTATGGTTTCGCTTCCTAAAATCGGAACCATCAGTCATCCGATTATTCCAGCAAATATGAAAACTATCATAGATTATGAAATGGCAGAAGCCATCTACAATTCTCGTGGTTTAGGGATCCTTCATAGATTTATGCCTTTAGAAGATCAAATTGCGATCTTGAAAAGATTGCAGCATAATTACAATGAATACGTTTGGGATTATATTGGATTTTCTGTTGGTGTTAAGCCAGAAGACACAAGAAATGTGGATGAGTTAGTTAAAGCTGGCGCGAAAATACTTTGTATAGATATTGCTCATGGTGATTCAGATTTATGTTTCAAAATGTGTGAGTACATAGAATATCATCATCCATCAGTCTTATTGATTGCTGGTAATGTAGCAACGGGGAGAGCCGCCGCCGATTTGTGGTATTCTGGAGCAGATATAGTGAAAGTAGGCGTTGGTCCAGGATCACTTTGTACTACTAGAATAGAAACCGGCAACGGAGTCCCTCAATTAACTGCCTTGATTGAAGCGGCAGAGGCTAAGGAAGAAGTGGAGTCTCATTTCTTAAGAACTGGTGGTTCAATAAATGAAAATAAGAGATGTCTTATAATCTCAGATGGTGGTATCAAAAATACCGGAGATATAGTTAAGGCGCTGTGCTTTGCCGACTTGGTTATGATTGGTAATATGTTTGCTGGTTGTGAAGAAACTCCTGGAGAAACTTTAACCATTGAGGGCAGAAAGTATAAAGAATATGTTGGGTCATCAACCCATAAGGCAAATCACATAGAAGGTGTGGCAGCTATTGTTCCAGCCAAGGGAAGTTTCAAGGTTATCATAACCAAAATGCTAGAAGGAATTCAGTCTGGATGTTCTTATCAGGGCATTAATAGTATTGAAAAATTGAAGGATAATCCCATATTTATTAGGATCACTAGTGCTGGATTAAAGGAGTCCTACGCACATGATGTAATCCTAAGGTAATTATGAGAAAATCTAAATGGTTTCAATGGACAGCTTGGGTATTCTTTATCACCGTATGCACTCATGCTATTTATCGTGCTCACGCCTATCATCATTGGTGGGGTTTAGTTATCCTAATTGTAGGTTTTGTAATGGGTGTTTTGTACGACAAGGTTTTGAGAAAATTTAGATAAGGAATTTCTATGTCATTTGACAATAGAGGAATAAATGAAAGATCATACAAATAAAGTAGAGTTGGTTGGTTTTTACGGATCTGATGAAACGCATGCTCTTTCTGCCTGGACTTCCACAGCAAGAGAGATAAACGACGAGAAAAAACAAAGAATGGATAAACTATTAAACATGCTGGGTTCAGAAGGTCATCATACGCCTTTTGAAAAGTCCAGCATGCATTTTCTAGTTACCACAGATATCGCTACTCATATTCAATTGCTCAAGCATAGAATAGGAGTCTCCATCAATGGTGAATCCGCCAGATATAAAGAACTGAAGGACGATAAATTCTATATTCCACAAGATTGGTCACAAGATGAACAGGTACTTTTAGTCAAACACATGGAAGAATCCATAAAAAAGTATCACGCTTGTCTTAAGAGATTGGTTGATTCTGGTATGAGTAGAAAACGCGCCAAAGAAAGTGCTCGTTTCTATTTGCCATATGCTAATCAACTGACGTGTGATGTCATGTTCAATTTCAGATCTTTTATGCATTTTCAGAGTTTAAGAAATTCCGAACATGCCCAGTTAGAGATTCGTGAATTAGCTCATCAAATGTTAAAAGAGATATCCAAAACGGGTCAGTTTGATTTGTCTTTGAATGCTTTTGGTTGGACTAAGGATAAGATTAATGGCTAATTTTCCCGGTTGGACTGGAACAATTCCGGGTGTCTATGGTTTTAGAACGAAAAGTGAAATAAAAATTCACGGTCCAGAATATGAAGTTCTAACTGATAGTGATGCCTCAATACTCAAGATATCAGGCAATAAGAAACTTGCCGCGCTTGCTATTGTTAAATACGTAGAAGAGCAAATGATAGAATTAGAATACAGTAGTATTGGTCTTGGACCATTTGTATTCTATAAACAACAGAATAAATTGGTAGTTGATAATAACTACAAGAATACTGAATTAGAAAACTTGCCAGAAATGTTGGATATGATCACCAACGTCTTAAAATTCAAAGCATTTTTCTAAGTAAATCTTAATCAGCCCTTCAACTTTTCTTACAGATGCTCTCTTAGAGTTATCTGGAACATAATCAGATAAAATCCCCACCCCAAGAAAATTAGAGTCATTGATGGTATGACTGTTGCTAACTACCGCATCCGAGCGTGGACCAGAGTTAGCTTCAATGGAAGTAAAGCCATTGCGACCATCGAATGACTCTAATACTCCTATATGTCCCTTCCAAGAATCAGGACCTCCACGGCTCCACACCACAATATTACCTGGTGTCATAGCCTGTGGGGTAATCTTATCTTTTGAAACCCATTTGCCTATTTGAGCAAATTGTCCGGCAATATTTCTAGCTCCGACAGCACCAGGAATAGGTCCGCCCCCCGCTTCCCTCATCCAAGCTGACACCGCCGCAGCACACCAATCTTGTCCCCCGCCCATATTGAAGTATTTGAAATACTCTCTGATTCTTTTACCATCATTTTTACCCAAATCCTCGCGCACGCCTAAATCAGCTTTGGCATTGGCTAATACTTGGCTGCCGAAGCCGCCAGTTGGTTGGCGCTCCTCGTTAGGAGATTTCTCAAGCAATTTATAGGGATCATCTTCCTCGATAGCACCTCCGCCATGTAGACTTTGGAGAACGCCATTTAATAGATTGTCGAGATCGTCAAAGGCAAAAGATTTCATAACATGAATATCGAATTAACGATAGTTATCTGTAGGGGTCGTTACGACAAGACCAACATATGAGTCCGCCATTTTCTTGATTTGGAGCAGCTTGGTAGAAAAAGTCTTTGCACTTGTCACAGAAGCAGCCATCAACGACGGACTTGACTTTATAGACAAAGCCCTCGCGAATGTATAGGATATCGTCGCCTAGAAATTTTTTGTGTAACGATAGTTGTTTGAGCAAAAAAGAATCCACCCTGACACTTCCTTTCATGAAGGTGTAGGGTGGAATATATAGGTAATACCCAAAGTTATCTACGGCTATGATATCGAGTGAGATTTCCTCATCGTAATCTGCGGTGTAGGGATTAACGACGGTTTTTTCTCTAAGACGACAGATAATACGATCACCGATTTTTAGTCTAGCCATGACTAGAATACTTAATTATGCCGGCTCTTCGTAGAAGTAAACACTAACTCCATTATCTACAAGGTGCTTCGAAAGCATTTCAGTTAGCTCTGGTACCGCCTCTGTGATGGAACTAGGAACATGGACTGTTGCCTTTTCATATTTTGCCATTGAGCAAACCTTTTTAAGACATTCTTCCAGTCCTTTGGTATCCGTGGCTAGCTTGTCGTCTTGACATAACATATGAATAACCCAGGTGTCGCTTTGTACGGCGGTAGTGTTAACAGCACCCAATTTATAGGCTCCGGTTCTAGTGTTGAACCAACCCTTGGCGTCTTCCTTAACTCTTCTCCATCTCTTATCAAAAACCTTATACCAGTTGCCATCTACTTTACCAAGTACGTTATTGACTGACAATACAAATCTTAGTCCGGCATTCTCAGGAGCTAGAATAGTGCCTTTGATAATTTTCATCTTGCCTTGTGGTTGAAATTTGTTCATATTATTCCTTTTATTAACTCCTACCAAAATAGATATATCCTCAGGAGTGAGTTTCTTCTAGATGCTCATGCAAGAATTTGATTTTATCATTCTTATTCCCGGGCACACTTAATCCAAGATGGTCATTCAAATCTACTTGTGTCTCCTCATATATCGAGAAGCTTAAACCCCTTTTACTCGAAAAAAGAGAATTGGTAATACACTCAATATCTTTCAAATTTGGCATTATAACAGAATATTTGTGATTGTAGAAAGCATCCGCCAAGAAACTGGCTTGACCTTCACAGACAAATAAATTACAATTTGTTAAGTTGCAAAAGTATTCTTCTTGATTGGAGTAAGACTTCAAAGATACTTTCGCGTAAGATTCTTGGTCAAATTCGCTAAAAGTAACACAGTCTGGATATTTGCTGAGAAGTGAAAAGATTTTTTTATTGTTGGATAACATCCCCGCCACTATATTGTGCTGACATGGAATGGACAATTTACCTAATTGATGATAGGGTCTTATCCATTCAAAATTGTCTTTTATCTTGGGCACATCTAAAGTGTCACCAAAATGTGAATAAACAAAGTTCTTGGCGGAGTTATCCACCATGTGGATTATTCTTTGAGATGTTTGGGGATTTTTGTTAGTTAGGTAGGAATAATTCTTGAATAAGCCCAAGTTGTACTTTTCTTCTTGGGTCAACGCCACATTCAATAATAATGAACTGCATTGCCACAATTCAATATTGAGAATGTTAGCAATGTAAGAAGTGAAGTACTCCAAATCACTGATAATCAAATCAGGATTGAAATACTTCACTTGTTCAAAGTAGGTTATTAAATTGTCGTTGTTATCAATAGAGATATGTTCGGGGTTGAACATATTAAGGAGAGAATCGAGGGTCCAATCTATGTTAATAGTTGGACTGGATTTTTTATATGCTGCTACTTTGATAAAATACGGTTTGCCTTCGATTGATTGAATAAATCTTGAAAGCTGTATTTTGGCATTTTCATTATTGCCGGCAGCATATAGAATTTTAAGCATTCAATATCTTTTTGAAGATCTCCACTTGCTTTTGAAGTACTTCTTTGGTGGCTTTAGTATCAGCAGCGGCGGAATGTGCCTTCTCATTCTTTACACCATACTTTTTAGTAAGGTTGGAAAGGCTGTAACCATCCGCCATAGAACCTTTGCACCAATCCAAGAAGAACTCAATTTGCATAGTGTCTAAAGTTCTTTTTCTACTTAGAGGATAAGAATCATGAGATTGACATTTGATCCAAAGTTGCTCTAACATATTCTTATCGAAATGTACGTTGTGACCACATAGAATTCTATTATTTGTAGGCACTCCATCCTCGGCAATCCAATTTTCTACTTCAACAATTACTTTCATTGGATCTTGATATGTTTCTCGACCATATTTCGTTTCGAGTCTCAAATCTTCCATTTTGTGACCGTTGACTCTAAGAGCGTCCAAATCAATAGCTTCTATATTGATTGGTCTAACAAACCAAGTTTTCTGTACATCATCATTCAATCTGTATAATGACAATTCGATGATATCATTGTCTCGGGAATCTAACCCTGTAGTCTCGGTATCTGCTAAGTAAATCACATATTCCATTAAATTACACCTGTCGTGCTTGTAGCCTTGGTGTAGAGTATAATCACGTGAATTTACCTGTCAAGACGCCTTATTTTATTCTTTTCTTAATCTCGGTTTTGAGAAAATTGATGGACTTTAGTCCTTGCTTATATTGAGATATCAAAAAGTTTACACCTTCTACCGTTCTCAAGAATTCTTTTTCTTTGTTAGTTAGCTTGGCGCCTTCAACAGTGAAGATAAGTTTAGTATCTTCAAAAATTTTCCACTTTTCACCTTTATTAGGCATAGAAATCCTTTTGACTCTAATAACCTTTTCTACTACATCATCTTCTTCATGATAAAGATCATACTCAAATTTGCTTAAATTGTATTTCAAATTCTGATCTTTGAATTCATCACCTATAGTGGGAACCGAAGGTTCGGATTGATTTGATGAAGAGGAATTATTAACTTGATTATTTTTCATTGATATCTCTTATTTACAAGCATTGTCGGCAGCGATAATACCCATAGTTGCCGCTGATAATATACCGTGTACTCCAGCACTTTCACCAGCCACAAACATTCCATCTATTTCTGTCTCTAAATTGGATCCAACATTTATCTTAGGTGCCATAGGAAGAATAGTTGGAACGTGAAAATAACCCTTATTATTTATTTCTGGAAGGACCGCACATAATTCAGCAACCGAATCTTTCAACCAATCATACTCTGGAATAATAGAAATCTTACTTTTGCCACTTAAAATAGTAGATACCCTCTCTTTAATAATTCTATCATTAGATAAAACGAAAGTTAATTTACCTATTCTATCTGTTTGTTCAAATCCATTTTTCGGAAATGGTCTCTTTCCAATCATAGAGAAAGAAACCTTATCAGTTTTCCATCTATTTTCATTTGATCTAAAAGCTGAAATAGCCAAATCAACATGATCTTCTGGAATCACAGTTCCGAACCAATTTAAAGGACCAATTTCCAAATCTTCTTTCAAAAGTGTGCAATTAGATTTGTTGAAATCTTTCATGTAAGAGGCATTAATTTCTACTCTAATACCATATCTGGCAATATCATTATTTTCGATGATTCCTAAGAAATTATATAAGTCTTTAGACCATCTCCAACCACTTCTGCCAACAGCTAGAATAATCTTCTTGCATTTATACTCTTCTTGCTCTGTTGTGATAATAAACATATTCTTCTGTTTGGATATGCTTTTTACTTCATTATCAAAACTAAAAGTTACATTTCCACAATTTTCAATTGTTTCCGCCATATATTTAGAAAGAGCATGAATATCTTTGGGATAGATTTGAATGTAATCATTCAATGATACATCATATCCTGCTTTTTTTAGCTTCTTATCTAAAGATACCAAGGGCGATTTATCTTTTGTTACTTTGAAATTTCCCACATTAGATAGAACATTAGAAAACCAAGTATTGGCAGACTTGGCTTTTCTTAATCCTGTAAGATCGGCGACCTTACTGATATTGTTAAGATATAATTTACCATCACTATTTGGGAAACATCCTAACCAACCTTCTAACTGTCTACGACGTTTCATGGGTGGACGACCCAAATCAAAAACTATAGCTTTTGAATCCTTATAATCTTTTGCTATTTTTAAGGTAGCAAAGGCGCCAGCCACTCCAGCGCCTATGATGCCGATATCAAAATTTGTCATGCAGTTCCTACGATAAATGGGTACGATTACACCCATATTATATCGCAAGACTAATGAAATTATTCAAATCTCAAAATTACTTCCACTTACTTCGGTTTCATGATTGGTAATGGTTATGCCCGCCCAACCCTCTTTATCCATTTGGGATAATCTATTAAACTCTTTCTCAAGAGCGGCAATTATCTTAGCGTTCAGTGTAGCCAATGCGCTTCTGACTATACTATTGGCTGCTTTATCATTGGCTAGTGATCCTGTAATCTTCAATCCACTAGTTTGAGGATTGATCTTCCATTTTCCACCAACTAAGCTTGCGTTGGTGATAAAACTATTAATTGCTAAACCTCCCTTGATATTAGCAGCAGCTATTTTGTTAGCCGCAGCTTGCAAGGCAGTAGCCAAGCCAGGATTTTGCGCAGTAATTGTATTAACTGTAGGTCTAACAGCTAAAGTTACATTTGTACTATCTACCTCCTTATTTGCCTGAGCTTCCTTTTTAATTTTTTGTTCAAAATAATTAGCCAAACTATATAATGATCTCATCGTAATTCCTTGTTCAAATTCAGAATGTTTAAACGGCAGCTATTGTTCTAATATTACCTGCTGATGTCCTCGCTTTTAAATTACCAGAAGTATCTACATATAAAACAATTCCGCCCACTGGATTACTTGATGGTACAACGGCAGTTTGAGAAATATAAATACAAAATGTTCCAGTAGTTGTATCACCATCAGGGGCATCCATATTAATACCTATATTACCGCTAAAATTAGCACCAAAACCAGCTTTCAAATTAAGATTTCCTCCAACGCCGCTACCAACAGAAGCGGTTCCCCCAACAATAATTAAGCTTTCACCATTGGAAGTACCATTATCAGACACCCCAATAGTAATATCATTTCCTACAGTATGATTTGATAATCCAATTGATGGAGTATTAATAGTCATTCCACTATTTGAAATTAAATTCAAATCTCCACCGCCGTTAGAATTAATAACAATACCAATTCCACTAGGATCAGTAATATTCACGCCTCCGGTTATATTAATAGTTTGATCGGAACCAAGATTAATATTTCCAGAAGCAGTAATTATAGTGTGGGCTCCAGAATTCAAATTCAAATTAGTATTGGCAAACATTTGACCATTTCCGGGAAAATTGATTTTTCCGGCGGGGGCAGTCAAATCAGATTCAAATTTTATACGCTCTATACTGCCAAATTGTATACTAATTTTTCCACTAGTTGTAGAGGAAAGAGCGCCGGCAGCAGATGGAATATCAATAATTAAATTGCCGGGCAATCTATTAGAGCCAGTAGCTAAATTGTATGGAGCTTGTGGAAAAATTCTCATGTCATGTACGGGAGAATCAGAAAACATTTGTGTTTGTTGCAATGTAAATACGCTCGCAGCAGTTAAAAGAATTCCAGCGCCGTATCTAGCACTACCAGCAGCATCATTAACATTAATGTAACCAAAATTAGTATCTCTCTGTACTAAAGTTCCATTAATTGGATTAATAGAATAAAAACTTGGATTAAGCTGTATATCTGCAGAATTTACTATAATAGTTTGATCGGCATTCATACCAACATTAATAGTATTTCCAGAAGCGTATAAACCATTACCAACAGTGAAGGGTGGCGCCGGTACCCAAGCGCTTCCATTCCATATCAATGCATCTAATAAATTAGGTGGAGTATTTTCTATTGGATATCCAAACAATCCTTTCACAAATGGATTGGGCATTATTCCAGTTAAATCTCCACCTACAACATTAGAATATGTTGGGGTTACAGGAGACCAAGCAATACCATCCCACCCCAAAACTTGATTAAATGTTGGGGTTACAGATGATAGTGGTCTACCATGCAAAGATGCAACTTCTGTAGCATTAAAAGAACCAATCACATCTCCACTTAAATTGATAGCAGCAATGGTGGTAAGGTTTGCCTCTATTGTTTCTAATCTTGTTTTAACATTAGTATATACAGAACTTGGTTTCGTTCCAAGTTCTGCTTCTATAGCCATTACAGCATCTCTTAACCTATTGAAAATGATTCCATGAACAGGGGTCTGTCCATCAATAGCAGTAGGTAAAGTTACAGATGTATCTATTTGTGCGGGATAAGTTGTCATTTTTACCTTTTAAGAAGCGCCTTGATACATTGCAACAGTTACTTTCGGTAATTCTATAAATGAATTAAATGTACTGTCATTGTTGACTTGTCCAAGAGCAACCCCAACTCTTAATTTTGTGGCACCCCTAGGAACTGGTATAGTAATTGGATTAAAAAACACTTTATCTACCTGAAGAACATCAAGTAAGAATATTTGCTTTATGCTTCCCACAGTCGTGATGAAGGGGTTAATTACTGGCGGGGTAGTAATAACTGCGCTACCGGGTAATTGAATAACTGCTATCATGGAGGCATCGGGTTCACCCTCAAATCCATTACTCCACCAGGCAGACAGTTGAATTCCGCACAAACAATTAATATCTATATTAGTAATAGTTGCCCACATAGTAACTGTATTAGATCCCGGATCTATATCTATAGGAATAGATAAATCATCAAAACGATCTATACCAGTCCCTCCACCAGATAAATTTGTTGCAGTACCATCTATAAGTTTATAAGAATTGATAGAGTATCCGTCTCTGCCATCCCTAGTTGCAAGCGGCAATCCAATTCTAGCAAAGTCAACTGTTCTACTATAAATATTAACTACTTCTAAATACGTATGATGACGTAACCTAATAGCTGGCGTATCAGCTAGAGCGGGGATAGTTGCTAAATCAGGAATAAAACTATTTATTCTATTTACTATTGCATTTACTGTGTTATCTCCTGGACTTAATGTGATAGTAGTAATTGGATCTGTTGGAGAATTTACTCGAATATCAACTTTCTCTCCGCCCACAACACTTGCATAGTCAGCACGATATCCGTCAAGAATAACATATCCGTCAACATTGACATCTGTCCATTGACATTCAATTCTTCCACCGATTGTTCTAACATTTGGAGATATTACGTAACTCATATTATTATCCACTCACTATTAAATTGTATCCATATTGAAGATTCATTAAGTGCTAAGATTACATCTGAATTTCCATCTATGGTTTTTCCATTACCCTGTATAGTAATGCTATTGGTTTCACTGGTGCCCATAATATCTTTAATTATTATGGATGAACCAATGATTGGAGATGCGGGTAAAGTTATAATGATCGCGCCTCCACTACTATCAACATTCAATATATTAATACCAGAAGTTATTGATGGAAAATAAGGAGAGTCTACATTACTTATACTTATATTATTGAATAACGTTCCAGAGCCATATCCATCATCAAATATGTTATTCACAGAGATACTTGATAAAGATGAAGGAGAATATCCAGAAGATGCACCAGTAGTATCGGGACCCCCTATAACAGTCCAAAATACATATTGTTTTGGAACAGTATGTTTATATGCTCTCATGTAATATCTTAATGACATAACGTATTTATCCTATTGTTTAAAGTATTATCCACAAACAAAAATATCTCTTAATGGTGTGGCTAATGAACCAGTATATTGACTTCCAGTGAAATCAGGAGCATTACTAACTACCCATGTATCAAATAAGCCATTAACTGACGCATCCTGTCCGCACATTTTATATTTAACAGGTGTTAAAACTGTCAATGTATGATATGTTTGCTGCTCTGTTGGTAAATTAATAGCACCTTCCGTAACTATTGGTCTACCATATTGTCCATGATTAGTTGTAGGTAAACCTGGAGTAGGACCAGATGCATCTACTTGTGGGGACGAATATACATTACGAATATTTATTTTTGTAGTTGTTCCTTGATCAGTCATATTGGTACCGGTGTGGTTGTAGTGTCTAGTGGTCCGATAATTGCAGCGGGACCAGGATTATTTCCTGCAACAGTATTAATAGATGGTTGCAAAACAATTAACCATCTTTTATTATCTAAATTTTGATTGACAAATCCTGGAGGCGCCGCGCCTAACCAACGACATACTCCTTTACGAATTTGAATACTGGAAGAGGAGCCAATAACAGAAAACATTTCTATTGGTCTTAATCCTTGGGTCAATGCATCTGGATGATTTCTTATTCTTGGATAATCAGTATTCCAACCGCTGCCGCCTTCCTGGGCATTAGAAATTATAGCTGGTGGTGTTCCTGGTCCTTGAACTAATCCAAAAGAAAATCCAGAATATACATCTAAACCAGAACCCATAGTACCAGTTGTTCTAGCACAATATCCTTTTGCTGGAGTACCAGAACTCCATTGTTGATTACCCCATGAAGGAGAAGCATTAGGTGCAGTGCCTTGCGTTCTTCCAGTACTAGATGTAACTAATTCTGTAGTTCCAGCCTGAAAAATAAAAGGATCAGCATCACCCGGTTCAGTATTATCTAATCTTTGAAAAGATATTAAACAGTAATTACTAGGAGTACCAACAGAACCATCCGTACTAAAAATAGCTGCCCAAAATGTTCCATCTGCTGAAACTCCAGCAGACGGAGTTGCATTTACAGCTACTATTTGAGCCATTCCAAAACTACTTCCTTTTTGAAATAATAAAGTAGAAGCTCCACCTCCAGATGTTCCTAAACATGAAATACCATAAACTGGAAATAAATTATTAGATGCTGCAGAATTTCCTGGAGCTACTGTAGCCGTACAATTTGCTGCATTTGCAGCCAGATCGGAAAAGAGAGCAGTATTTGAAGAGGCAGCGATTTCTGTATCCGATAAAGCCTCATAAAATATCCATCCGTTGGTAACGTTGGTATCTTTTGCAAACACTACTTGTCGCCTGATTAAGTTATACGAAGTAGCAGTCACAGTGGCGCCAGAAGTTGCCCCAGTTATTACTCCGGAATTATTAAATGTGCCGGTTCTAGGCATGATTACAAGCCAGCCACTATTTGCAGCGGAATTAATAACATAGCCCAAAATTTCGCCAGTTGCTCCTGAACCTGCTTGAGATACCCCTTCATTACTTAAAAAAGTTCCAGAAGATGCGGCAGTTATTCCTATTTTTACAGTGCTTGGACCCTCTGCACACCACCAGGCGGCGTATGTATCTAATAAGGTGACAGTATATCCCATTACCATTGTTCCAGAACCACCTGAACAGCCAGTAAAAGAGGTTGCTGTTTTACCCGTATAAGTAACATTAGTATTTAATGTTCCTATATTAAATCTGCCAGAAGATGGAAATCCATCTGTGCTTAATACGTTAATTGTTGCGCCAGCAGCGGATTGACCACCAGATGCTTGTGCGATATTGGTAGCTGGATATACATCAGTCATAGGATCTACATTACTACCCCACCTATCATTTGTAGCTGTACCTGTAGTATCTTTAGTGGTGCCATCACCACTAGCTTTATAGGTCCAACCAGCAGCTTTCATGCATCTGGTCAATTTCCATAATGCTGAAAATGAATTGTTTCCAGATCTAAAGTCCAAAGAATAATTTAGTGCGTATTTATTGCTCATGATACCACCGGAATAGTCACGCCATCCAAAGGACCAATTACTATTGCCGGTGAAACACCATTGTATCCGCCCGCCCCAATAGTAAGCCATTGCCCATTATATATGTCGTTATACCAACCTGTTGATACTATTCCTAACCATCGACAAGTTCCTTTTCTAATAGATAAACCACCTATAATACAATGTACAGATAACATTTCTATGTACATTGGTGAATTAGCTGTAGCATTATCTGGATGATTTCTTATTCTCATGACGGCTGCATTATTTGTAAATTGTGCCGTAAAAGCAGCTAATGGAGAGCTGGATACAACACCAGCGCATAGTGGAACATATTGATCTGCTCCAATACCTATGGTACCAGTTGTTCTGGCACAGTATCCTTTAAATGGTGTAGCTACTGGAGTTTGTGCCGCGCCGCCAAAACTATTATTATTCCAGACGCTCGGTGTATCTGCGGTGGTTCCTGTTAATCTGCTGGCTAAAGAGCCAGCAGAATCAGTTGTATATCCGCAATAAAATGCAAACGGATCTACGTCTCCCGGCTCTGTATTGTCAAGTCTTTGTAAACCAAAAGCCTTATATGTTGCTGATCCCTGGTTTGCATCCCAAATAGTTATCCAGAAAGATCCATCTGCGGATGTACTAACACCAGGAGTAGCGTTAACAGCAGCCATATGAGATTTACCATATAATCCAGTATGTCCAAAAAATGTTTTAGCAGTGCTTTCTGCCGTCCCAATACAGGCAATTCCATAAAGAGGAAATCTATTTGATCCGGACGAACTGTTACCTGGTGCTACGCTTCCAGTACAATTTGCTGCGTTTGCAGCTAGATCTGAAAATAAAGCAGTATTTGAAGAGGCGGTGATTTCTGTATCGGATAAAGTTTCGTAAAAGATCCAACCATCTGTCACGTTAGTTGTTTTAGCAATCACTACTTGTCTCCTAATTAAATTGTAGGAAACTGGAGTTATTACGGCTTTAGAAATAGTTCCAGTAATTTGACCAGAACTATTAAATGTGCCAGTTTGCGGCATGATAACTATCCAGCCACTATTTCCGGCTGAATTAACAACATAACCCAATAACTCCCCCGTGGCGCCTGTGCCCGCTTGAAATACAATTTCTCCACGAGAAAAAGTACCAGTTGAAACCGTATTGATACCTAATTTTACAGTGCTTGGACCTTCTGCACACCACCAAGCAGCATACGTATCAAGAAGAGATACAGCTTGATTATAACGCATGGTACCTGATCCTCCAGAGCAGCCAGTAAAAGAAGTGGCGGTTTTACCCGTATAAGTTACGTTAGTGTTAATAGTTCCTATATTAAATCTGCCAGAAGATGGAAAACCCGTGGTACTCACTACGTTTATTGTTGCACCGGCTGCTGATACGTTATCAGAACCTGGAGCAATAATAGTAACAGGATAAATGTCAGACATTGGATTTACATTTCCACCCCATAAATCATTAGTAGCAACACCTGTAGTATCCTTGTTTAAACCATCGCCGCTAGCCTTATAAGTCCAGCCCGCAGCTTTCATACATCTTGTTAATTTCCAGATAGTAGAGAAAGCATTGTTTGGAGTATTAATGTCCATATTGTAGTTTATTGCATATTGATTTGCCATAATATCTCCAAGTTAAGTAGTAGCCGGTGTAGTAGAACCATCTATGGGACCTATAACTACTGCCGGTGTATTTACACCGTTGGCTAAAACTACTAACCATTTTTTATTATCTACAGTATCATTTAATGCCCCAAGCGGAACAGTTCCTAACCATCGACATATGCCCTTTCTAAAGGTTAAACCAACTGTTGGTGATTGTACATGAAACATTTCAATTGGCACTGGAGGGGTACCGCCACTATCTGGGTGATTTCTTATTTTTAATGTAGATACTAACCCTTGTGCTGGGGTGCTGCTTATATTTGCTCCAACTATAGAAAGAGAAAATCCACAAAATCTATCATATCCAGAATTAAATCCCGTAGGTCCATGTGTTCTTGCACAAAATCCTTTAGCAGCAGTGTTAGCTGGAACAGTTAAAAATCCGCCAGTCCAAGCATTGCTGTTACCATACATATTAGCATTCAATCTTGCTGAAACTGAACCGATATTTAATGTATAAATATCACTAGATGATGCCCACCAACAAATATATGGATCTACATCGCCCGGCTCAGTATTATCAACTCTCATAAAAGAAAAAGTTCTATAATCTGTATTGCCCATGTAAAATGAACAAAAGAAAGATCCATCGGCAGAAACACCTGTCGACGGTGTGGAATTAACACATGCCATTTGAGCTTTACCGAAAGCAAATCCCGATCCAAATCCAAACAAAGCTCCCGCAGCACCTTCTGCTAATCCTACTAATGATATTGCAATAGACGGAAATCTATTGGATCCCGAGTTGCTATTTCCTGGTGCAGTAGTAGCCGTACAATTTGCTGCGTTTGCAGCTAGATCTGAAAATAATAAAGTATTTGAAGAGGCGGCAATTTCAGCATCAGTTACGGCTTGATAAAAAACCCAACCTCCATATCCGGTAGTATCTTTGGCAAAAACAAACTGTCTTCTAATTAAAGTATAAGCAGATGGTGTAACGGTTGCTCCAGAGGTACCACCAGTAATAGTATGAGTTCCATCAAAAGTACCTGTTTGTGGCATGATACCAATCCATCCTACCTGATTGATTGTCCCAAATACATAACCAAGGACCTCTCCAGTGGCGCCTGTTGAACTTTGCGTAACAATTTCACCACGCTGAAAAGTACCTGTTGACGGAGATGTTAAACTTAATTTTACTGTACTCGGACCTTCTGCACACCACCAGGCATTATGAGTGTCAAAAAATACTACTGGATTACCAGTATGCATAACAAATGCTGTTCCACCAGTACATCCAGTGAATGATGTTGCAGTTTTACCCGTATAAGTAATATTTTGACCAGCAGTAACATAATAAAATGTTCCTGAACTTGGAAATCCAGCTGTGCTTGCCACGTTAATCGTAGAACTGTTAGAGGGCGCGCCATCAGAAGAAGCAGATATAGTAGTAGACGGATAAGTGTCTGTTAATGGATCGGCGCTGCCGCCCCACAAATCATTAGTTGCGGTTCCGGTGGTATCTTTATTATTACCATCTCCACTAGCCTTATAAATCCAACCAGCAGCCTTCATAACTCGTGTTAATTTCCATAAAGTAGGAAAATAACTAGAGCTAGTGACGTTACTTGGTACAAAATTCATTGCGTATTGAGTTGTCATGAGTAAGTAACCTCCAAATAAGCCATCTTGCATGTTACTGGATCTGAAACTGTTGCCCCCGAACGATGTAATCTCCAACCATATAGTTTTGAAGAATTTGGTAAATTAGTTGGCACAGTTAGTGTTGTTGAATATGTTGCAGCAGTAGTGGTTGTGCCGGTTAATGTGGTTACAGTTAAACCATCAGTGATATTATACAATTCTAATACTGCTGATTCACCACCAGTATTAACTTCTAATTCTGCAATGGCTTTTATAGTTCTAGTATAAGCATTTCCCAAATAAATAGCAGAAGGATCAAATAATGTAGTTCCTATTTCTGTTGCACCAGTATTGGTGGTTTGTTGCAATCCAGAAACTCCAGGAAATATTATTTTGGTTGGTGCCAATCTTAAATCTTGTACAGTAATTGTTGCGCCGCCAGCCAAAGATCCACCGTTTTGAGTAAACCAATAATAAGTATTTCCATCCATCCTGGCAGAGCTGGCTGGACCCGTAAATGTACCAGAAAACCAACAATTAATTAATCCGTTTGGCTTCATATCCTGAATATCATCTGTAATAGTCATGCCTAATGATATTACACTATTCTCTATTCTTGAATATCTACCAATGGTTAATAGTCCCGTGAAATGGCATTTGTTTGCCATTTGCAAATGAATTCCAGTACCAGCGCCTGAAGGGGGACCATATACCGCAGAAGCAAAAGTACTTTTTTGAGCAAATACATTTGTCGTACCAATATCAGGTGTAGCTCCCGTGACTACAAATGCCGATCCGCTACTTAATTGATCCAAAACAGATACCTGTAAATATACGTCTTTTGTACAGCCTGAACCACCAGTTCCTCCATTGTCATAAATGATTATCTTACCTGTTAAGATGGCGCCTGTTGCAAATTGATTGTTAGAATTTTGTTCGGTACCCGGATCAAATAATGTGCCAATTGCCAATCCAGATTTGGCGGGAGTGGAGGAAGTAAAACTTCCAGTATCTGAAAAGGTCCACGTAATATTGCGAGTTGTCGGAGATCCTCCGAGATAAGATGGATGACCCAAAGTCCATGCGCCGCCAAATCCCACCAAAGCCACATAGGTATTAACTGAATTAAAAGTTAAATTTTCATCATAAATACCTGGTGAAATTAATATTTGATACGAATTAATAGCATTGCCAGTTGGAGATGCAGGTATAACAGATAGGGCTTTAGAAATTGTTTTATATGGTAAATTGATGCTTCCAGTATTATTTACATCATCTCCCAAATTACAATCTACAAAAAGTAAATTAGTTAATGGTGGCTGAATAGGTCCTGGAACGCCTGCTGGAGAAATATTTTGCGGCGCAGTAATGTTGGTGCCTGGAGAGATATGATATAATCCTAGATTTGTGATAGTAACTGATACGCCCGCTATAGCGCTAACAGTAAAATATCCTGCTGTAGCAATAAAAATATCTTGACCAATAGACATCCAATCAGAATAATCAACTGTAATTACAACAGTGCTATTTGCATTTGGCACAGTAAAATTAGCTGCTAATTGTGAATAGGAATTTCTACCTGGACCACCAGATGGTGATATTCCTTGTGGGGCAGTAATATTGGTGCCTGGGACAGTAGTATATAGTCCTAAATTTTCAATTGTAACACTGGTATTAGAAATGTTTGTAATAGCAAAATACCCCGCAGTTGCTATAAAAATTTCTTGACCAACGGACATCCAATCGGAAAAATCAACTGTAACAACTACACTATTATTCCTATCTGGCAGTATAAAATCATTCATTACTTGTGAATAGGAATTTCTACCTGGACCACCAGATGGAGAAATGCCTTGTGGCGCAGTTATGTTTGTGCCAGGGGCTGTGGTAAATAGCCCAAGATTTGTAATAGTAACTGAAGTACCTTCAATCAAATTAACAGCGAAATATCCGGCAGTTGCAATAAAAACTTCTTGACCGACTGCCATCCAACCAGAATCATCAACGGAAATGATAACAGTATTATTTCTATTTGGTATGATAAAATCAGCAGTAACCTGGCTATAGGCATTTTTTCCAGAAACTCCGGAAACTCCATCCTCACCACGCTCTCCTTTAGGACCCATTAAACCTTGCGGTCCGGCTGGTCCTACTATTTCTACATCAGGGTCAGTAACATATTTAGTACCATCCCACCTGACATATCCTGGTTGTAATATATTTGCCATATTTCCTCATAACAGAGTATAGACTCTTTATTATATGAGAATTTTAGCATAGATTACTTACTTAAAGACAAGATAGAATCTATTAATCTAACTCTTTCCCGCATACTATCAGTATTGATCTGAAAATATCTTAATTCAAACATTTCGCATAAGAATTTAACTTGTGCATCAATAGCGATAATACCATCCCATGAAAGAGACTCTCTTATTCCATCTTCTTTTAAGGTAGCCTTAGAAGGTCTGACAAAGAAAATATATGAATCAAGAGATTTCAATGAGTTGATATACAATTCTAATTCTTTTGATTTCAACAATTTGGGAAGTATTCTAGAATGTTGGGCAGCATAAGCCAAACAATCAAAACTTCTATCCGATACAAAACTATCGAATTTGCTTTCTTGTTCAACTTGTCTAGAGAATATCTTAGATTGATAGTCATCAACTACATCTAGATTGGTCCTCAAAGAATCCAGATGTAATTCTTTTTCTGATAGAATCATTCTAGCCACCTCTGTGATCATAGGCACATTATACGTTTCTGAAACATAACGTGCTAATGTTGTTTTGCCAACCGAATGCGCGCCACACATATAGACTTTCATAATAATTCCTTTGCTACATTATATTTTCTATCCATATAGATAGTCGAATTTTTATAGAGAAATTTGACAATTTCTCTAACTTGTTTATTTCCAGAAAACACTAATTGATCTATACCATTATTAAATTTTGGAACAGTAATACTTTGACTTCCTAAAATGTTCTTAAAAGATAACAAAAAAGCATTTGTTCCTCTTAATCCGAAAGACATTTTTTCATACAATCTAGGTCCATATTTTTGTGTACGACGACATTCTCTAGTTTTGAATAATGATCCATCTCCATCAAAATATCCCCTCATAAAATGATTAACTAGAATATGAGATTTTAACCATTCCGGAAATTCATAGGTTAAACTTTTTCTCGGACCAATACCAAATCTTTTTAAATCACTTATTATTTGTTTGGAATAAATATTCATTTTTGATTGTCGCGCATCTTTCCAATTTTCATTTTTGTTGGAATGTTTCGCAACATTCGTTTTAATAGGACCAGTAAATTGAAACATATTTTTCAATTTCAATAAGTGATCTTTGTCTTTTTCAGATAAGCAAATAGATAAACAATTTGGTTCATTACATTTATGTTGAACAATACATCCATCTGCTGCGATGAATCCAGCCAAATAAAAACTTGTTTCGGTATCATTTGCAAATATATTGTCATCAACATTATAATGTATTTTAGGTTTTGTTTTTATACCAAAATCTTTACAATATTTTTCAATCGTTGTACGCGGCACATCATATTTCTGAGATATTTTTTTGAAATCACCCAATTGCCGATAGGCTTGTTCTAATAGTTCTTTGGTTAACCATGTGTATTTTTTCATATCTAAATATCAAATTATTGGTAGTTGTTCTGCTGGAAAAACTAAATTCATACGAACGCCTTTAGCTTTTCAAATTTTTGTAGAATGTAGAGAGTTTCATCTTCACTTAATGTAAACATCATTAAGTACACGTCTTTGTATTCATCGCCATATGGGCAATCATAGTTACGTGCGAATTGATAATCGACATAATATATAGGTATTTTGTCCTTACCATACTTTTCATAAACAGATCCTGACCAACCTCTTTTATTCAAACATTGTAATATATCTTTACCAGCATTTACTTTGTCCTGAGTCTTATAAATAGCCGTGATGCAGAAATTTTCATCAAATTTCTTATGAAAATCTACGAACTCTTTTAAGTATCCATAAGTAATAGGTTTTCTGCTCTTCAATAAATCAGTAATAGGTAATGATTCTATCAATAAATACTTAGATGTTAACTCTCGCCACAAATCATTGGCTCTGTCTTCGGCTTTTTGATTTATGAACTCATCATTATGTTTTAGTGATTTACGTCTGGACATCTGAAATCAATTTCTTAAAATCTTCAATTGATAATTCAACTGAATTGGTAATCTTTTTCAATGGATTGTCATAATCTTTGGCGGAAATAACAATGACTATCATCTTACCATCTTCCGATTTGTGACAATCTATATAGCTTTTATCATCGAATTGAATTTTCATATTACTCTTTTGAATGTTGGTTTGGGCGGGATAAAAGACATCAAATCATCGAATAATATTTTTCCAGCTGTTAACAACAAATGTATATCATCGCCCGACCATCCGTCATTTAAGTAGCCATCAATAATATCCTGTTCTTTCATACCATTAGAAAGAGCTTGAGAGATTGTTTTTATGTGTTTATCAATCAGGTCAATATTTTTCATAAGAACAACTTAATCTTTTTGAATCTATTCCATCTGTACCAAAAATCTTTGATATCTGCGCAAATGACATGTTTTTCTTTTCTATCCATCGGAAGTTGCAATAACCAAGGATGTAAATGACCAGTGTGAAATGTAGTGGCTCCCACCTGTCGTCCTTTGACAATCACTTTGATATTAGGATCGGGTTTGAAGACTTTCTTGGGAATAGGTAAGAAGTAGTTCTTTCTTTCACATGGCAAAAGTTTCATAAACTCAACCCATAGTTCATGAGGATGTTTTTCTATTTCTTGTTTGATTTCAGCCCACGAATCGTTCATACAAAAGACCTCACTCTGGAAAACTTCTTCCATCTCTTCCAAAATTCTTCTGGAGTTTCATATCTGATATTTTCAGTAGTGTATTCTTCTTTAATTGTCTTTACTTCAACACCTTGATTTCTGGCTACTTTCATCTTAACAGCAATGATATTCTGTTCTGCTACATACTCTTTGTTTTTCACTTCTATAGTATGAATTGGATTCTTGCATGGGAAAAGCTCTTCAAACTTTCTTATAGTTTTCCAGGAGAACTTCGACAATTCCTCGTCGATGAGCCTGTTCGCTCTGCGCGCCTCTCGATGCTCTTCGCCATACTTTTCATCATCTTCTGTATAAATTACAACATCATCAGCCATGTCAACACCTTATTCCTTACATTTGTTGGTGAGATTGCTAAACATTGATCGTACGAATATATTATGCCACCTTGAATCAGATTGGTTTTGTTTTTCATCAAATCCAATTCTACAGTGTAATTCTTTTCATTAATTTGAGTATCAATTTCTATTTTAACTAAAATATCATTCCAGCCAATATATTGACAACTACAAGATTTACAATAGTAGTATGATTTGATCGGTGATAGTAAATGAGCTTTTATACTGCTTTTGCAGTATAAGCAATCAAAATACTTTCCCTTTCTTTCTTTGATTTTGTCCGGAGAATTTTCTCCGGACACAAATACCAAATCAGATTTCACTATCTCTCCTTGTGATTATTTCAACCCTATCTTCATGGACAAAAATCGAATGTTCAAAGTGAGCGCTGATATTTTGCCCCCACACTGTCCAACCATCTTTATCAACATAAGTATAGGTATCCCCAATCACCAACATAGGTTCAATAGCAATAGCTAATCCCGGTTGAATTCTAATACCTTGTTCCGGATCAGCTTTATTATCTACAAATGGTGCGGCATGGGGATGATTCCAATCTAATCCATGTCCACCATACTTGGTGATTAATCCAAAACCATATTTCTTATTAGTTTTAGAGATAGCATTTCCAATACATCCTAACTTCTTACCCACTTGAATAGCATTTATTCCTGCCATCAAAGCCTCTTCTGTAGCTTGAAGAAGTGATGTGTGAACTGAGGATTTAGGCTCTCCAAAAATACATGTGATTGCTGAATCAGCAATCGCCCCCTTATGGGTAGCACCTAAGTCAAAACTGACTACATCACCATCTTGTAGGTGATAATCTGTAGGAATGCCATGTACTAATTGTTTATTGACAGAGATACAGACTCCTGCTGGAAATCCTTTGTATCCTTTGAAAGTTAATTCACAATCCTGATCAAGAATAAACTGTTCTGCTAGTTGATTCATTTCAGTTAAAGAAAGATCGGTTTTGGATTTAACCAGATCTTGCAATAACAAAAGGGCGCCAGCTACTACCTTGCCGGCAACCCTTTGTTTTTCAAGCCAATCCCGATCTTTGAGTGTAACAAAACTATCGGAGGCAAATGCCCCATGGGACGAGATTCTCATTTCAACTTACCTTAAATGAAAGATCTTATTTTTTGAGACCTGATTTGATATTTGTGATACGAACTACATCTTCAATCGCTTGCTTGACGCCTTGATATCCAATGTAATCCTTAAACTCAGCACCCTTCAAGATTCCAACAATTTTCTTATCCAGAAGAATGAGTATTCCATTTAACTCATTCACTGTTGGTCTATCTAGGGTCATATTACCAGTGGAATTCACCACGTACTGTCTGATAGCTATCAGATCGGTTAATTCTTTGAGATCCATTATTGCGCCTTTGGTACTGCTCCGCCTTTGATAATCTCGCCGGCTTCAGAAATAGCATCAACCTCTGTCAAACCATACTTCATATAGAGTTGAAGAACTACATATTTGTATGCTATTTCAGAAGTCTCATTTTGAGCTAATGCTTTCTCAGCATTAGCTAAGGCTACCTTACGATTAGCTTTAGCTAATTCCAAAGCCATTCTATCTATTTCTTGCAGTCTAGGTGTTACTACTTGTTCAACCACTGCTGTTTCTTTCTCTTCTGAAGTCATCTTAAACCCCTTACAAAATTTCTGCTGCTTTAGATGCCAGCTTGCTTCTTTCACCCTGTACGAAAGTAACATGTCCCGCTAATTCAGAATCCTTAAACTTTTCAATTACATGGGTTAAGCCGTTACTGGTAGCATCCAATGCTGAATTATCAATTTGCTCTATATCGCCTGTCAAGATTATTTTTGTACCCTCACCAGCACGTGTCAAGATAGTCTTGACTTCATCCTTTGTCAAGTTCTGGCATTCATCAATCAAAATGATTGAATTTGGAATACTTCTTCCGCGAATATAGGTAATTGCTTCCATTTCAATGGCGCCCTTTTTCTGGAACATTTCCAAATCTTTACGCCAATCATGAGATCCGCCCTTTGCTGATTTGTTAGCAAATAAGAATTCAAAGTTATCCATGATAGCTTGGAACCAAGGAGCTAGCTTCTCTTCCATAGTACCAGGAAGGTATCCAATATCATTACCAACTGGTTGAATTGGTCTATAGATAACAAATTTGTCGTATTCTTTTCTATTCAATACCAATTCAAGAGCAGTAGCCAATACCATTAAGCTTTTACCAGTACCAGCTTTTCCGATTAAGGTTACCAAATCAACACTTCTATCCATCATCAAATCAACAGCAAATGACTGTTCTTTGTTTCTAGATGAAATACCCCATGGGAAATGTTTCTTCAACAGCTTAACTTTATCGCCGGGCATCTTACGACCCATGGCAATGCCATCGCCTTGTTCATTTTGGAATAGAACACATTCATGAGGATGTAACTCTGTTAACCCAAAATCTTTGGGATTAATGGCGCCAAACTGTTGAATAGCATATCCAGCCTCTTCATTAACTATTATTTGAAGACCAGTATATAGCTCACTTAAAGAATACTTAACATCTTCGTGAGATTGAGCATCTACACCCCTAGACTTAGCTTTGATTCTTAGATTGATATCATTACTTACTAGGGTTACATCACGGAATGGATGTTCTTTCCAAGTAATGTACAAGCAAGCTAAAATCTGAGTATCTCCATAATCAGGATCTCCAAATCCAGAAAAGGTTGGATTACCTAGATCATAGTAGGTAGCATCTATTTTCAATAAGATGTCATTATCTAACAATATTCCGGTGCTAATGTCTCCCAAGTTAGAAATCTCATCTAACATGCGAGAAGCTACTCTTGCATTTTTACCGGCTTCATTAAGTTGTTTCTTCAACTTATCTAGTTCGGTTAATACAGCAATAGGGATAACAACATCGCTGTGCGAAAAATGCTTGTAAGCGCCAGGGTCTTGAATCAATGCGGATGTATCTAAGACGTATGTTTTTCTCATTAAAGGTTCTCTTCTGTGGGTTCTTCTTGCTCTTCGAATAATGACCAGCAATTGATTTCCATTTCTAGATATAATTGCTTCTTGGGATCAATTTGACTAAGATCCCTTTTTAACTTGTAGTTACACCTACGCCATTCTCCAACTAACTCTTTTTCAACGTACACCCCTAGGTATCCGTCCGAATCATCTATAACCTGGACAGCGTAATTAGAGAGTATACTTCTCAATTTCATTTTTTGCTCAATAGATAATGTTAATTCATCTTCTTTCCAAAATTCTTGAATTGGAAGACCCATTTCCTCCAGCAGATATCGGAGAAATCTGTTTTTCTCTTCTTTCTCAATCTGCTGGAGATTTTCATTGTATCTGAGTTGGATGATAGCTTGCATTTACTTAAACAATATCTTTTAATTAGTAACCCAACCGCAAAACTTTTATCCACACTTACTATACTTACAAGAAGTACAAGTTATACAGCCTTCTTGATACACCAAAGTTCCCTCTGCATTGCAGGAAACACAAACTTTCTCAGAAGCAGCTTTACTTCCATCCTTGATGTAGGACTTCAATACTCTGGCTACAACTTTAGAAAATGATGTCATTTCTGCATATTTATCTTTGGTTAATTGCTCCACTACATATTGTATTGGAGTGCCATGTCTAAGATTCAAAGAAATCATTCTAGTGAAAGCTTCATGAGTCTTATTCTCAAAGATATTGGCAATATCTTTAATGACCATCTTATCGTCTGGTGAATTTTCTCCAATCACTAAATTGTAAGTAGTTAATCCATCAGAGTTTTTCCCATTCTTAAGGATTTTTCCAGTCTTGTATTTATTAGGAATATCCAAAAACTTGGAAAGACCACCAAAGATTTCATAAGGTTTACCATTTAACAATCCCACAAATATAGTCCAAGCCTCTCCATTAACTTTGGCTTTCTTAATGTCACAAGGCAATTCTATAGGTCTCTTGGGAGCCATAACATAGTCTACGTCAGCAGGTCTCTCGCCAGGAGTTTTAACCTTCTTGGCAGATTCTTCGCTAAGTAATACGCCAGTACGACAACCATCACGGTAAACTGTAAATCCTTTGCAACCAGACTCCCAAGCCCTCATATAAACTTGAGAAACAATATCTCTTGTTGCATCATTTGGCAAGTTACAAGTCTTGCTAATGCTATGATCAACAGATTGTTGTGCGGCTGCTTGTAGATCTACAGATGCAACCCAATCTACATCATTAGAAGTAGCTTTCCAATATGGCGATTTGGCAATATCTGATTCGCCAGTAACATCCATCCATTTCTTTACACCATGATGGTAAATGGTGAATTCTTGCCACCTATCACCCAGGGTATCCACAAAATCCACTCTAGCGTTTTTATCCGATGGATTTATCTTCTTACGTCTTACATAAGACAAAAGATAAGCCGGCTCAATACCAGATGTTGTTTGAGTTAATGTAGAGACAGAACCAGTTGGGGCTGTGGTAGTCAAGGCAATATTGCGACGACCATACTTTTTCCACATTGTACCAACTGATTTACCAGCATCAGTCATAATGCTCTTTAGGTAAGCATGATCCTTCTCTTTAGAATAACTGAAAGTTGGAAATGCTCCTCTTTCTTTTGCCATTACACATGATGAAGTATGAGCGCCAACTGCCAAAGCACGATAAATCTTGCGGGTTAATTCAATAGATTCTGCAGAACCATATCTAACACCCAACATAGCAATGCAATCGCCTAGGGCAGTAATACCCAAACCTGTTCTACGACCACCAATATTGGCAGCACGAATCTTTCTCCAAAGATTCAATTCAGTTTGTTTTGCCTCTTCGGGCTCAGGATCTGATTTGACCTTTTCAATAATACGATCAATGCATTCAATTTCTAGATCAATAATATCATCCATCAATCTCTGCGCAATAATTGTATGTTCATGAAACAAATCAAAATCGAATTTAGCATCAGCTGTAAATGGATTTGTTACATAACTGGATAAATTCAATACTAACAAACGACAAGCATCATAAGCTGACAATACGATTTCTCCACAAGGATTGGTGGAGATAGAGCCGTATCCTTCTTCTTCATAAATATCGGCTGGCGTAGTAGATTTAACATTATCCCAAAACAAAACGCCTGGTTCGGCAGAAGTCCAGGCGGCATCGATCACTTGGTCCCAAATGTTTTTAGCATCGACTATCTTAGTGATTTTGGCGTTTTCGGGTGTTGCATCAACTGGCCAACGAAGGGTGTACTTTTCATTCTTCTTAGCGGCTTTCATGAATTGATCGTTGAAACGAATAGAAATATTGGCTCCAGTGACCTTCTTCAAGTTTCTTTTGATATTGATAAACGTTTCAATTTCTGGATGGTTTACAGAAATGGTGATCATTTCGGCGCCACGTCTACCATTTTGAGCTACTTCACGGCAGGTATTACTAAACCTTTCCATGAATACACCAATACCATCAGTAGTTTTAGCGGCATTAGCAGTTAGTGTGTCCTTGGGTCTAATACCAGAAATATCAAGACCAACCCCGCCACGACGTTTCATGATTTGAGCTAGCTCTTGATCAGCTAACATAATTCCGCCATAGGAGTCTAGTTTGTTAGAGTAAACCCCCTGAACCACAAAGCAATTGGATAAACTTTGTAGTTGATAGGGATTTCCAATAGCAGACATAGGGCTGCCCTGTGGAACTATGTATTGAAAACGATCGATTAGGCTAAAAATACGTTCTTCTGATAAAGGATTAGGATACTTCTTCTCAATCCTAGCAAACTCTTTTGCCAAACGATGATGCATGTCAACAGGGGTTAGTTCTAAATATTCACCTTCTGTAGTCTGCAACGCATATTTGTCGACGAATACTTTGGCAGCAAAATCATCTCCATTAAAGTATTCTGTGGACTTTTCTAAAACCTGAGCGTAAGTGTATCCCTGCATAATTCACCTTGTGAGAATTAAGTTCCTTGAAATTCATGTTGTGTAATTGCTTATACTGCAATATTGTTTTTCATGATGGCGAGCGCGCTGTTGATTGTTTTAATGCAACTCAGCCTAGATATGCTTAACTTTTTGCATATCTTATTAATAGACATTGGTTTATCTCCATCAAAACCATATGCCAAATTGATAATCTCTCTTTGCTCATCTGTTAACACAGAAAAAGCACCTTGAATAGCATTATTCAATTGAGACTCTTCCAGTTCTTTATCTGGACAATATCTTTCTTCCACCAAAGTAGGCATGATAGCCTCTTTGTGTGGAGTATTTTGCTTAGCAACCTTCAAAGGATATCTAATGGTAGTATGCAAATTGGCACTTCTAGAAATACGAGTGTCAATATATTTGTGCGCCCACCAGAAGAAAGAACCCTTTTTTGGGTTGTAATTATTCATGGCTTTAATCAAAGCCTCAAAACCTTCTTGATTCAAATCATCATAATTGCTGAATGCTTTATAGCGACCAGTTTTCATAGTAACTAAATACTTGAAATTCTGAATACAAATCTTCTCATGTTTTTTAAGCTCTGCCTCAATTTGAGGATCAGTCTTAGATTTAGATCTCAAATCTATCAATTTGATCATTAAGTCTTGTGCTTCTTGTTCTGTTAACATTTATATTCTCGCTCTTTAAGCCAATGGAAGTATCTGTTATACTCAATTATTGATACACGTTATTACTTGTTACTTATGTCCTCTAAACTTTCAATAACGGATTCAATAGTTGATTTGATTAGCTCTTCATCATCTAATGTTAGAACGAATCTAAGCAGATCAATAATCTGTTTAATTTTAGTCTTTTGACTTATTTTACTAGAAGCCATGTTCAACTATAATTGTCTCGTGCCCAACCTGATCCGTTTAGGATAAACCCACCACTATTACAAATAAGTCTAACTACAGTATGTGGATCAGATCCTTCCTCTTCACACTTAGGACAAGTTTCTAGTTTATCTTTAATGGAGTGTTCAATCTCGAATTCTCCATGCTTTTCACATTTGTACAAATATGTGGGCATTTTCTACAGTCTCCCGGTTTCACAGCATAATGTAAATTGTTTTTTTAGGATGTCAATTCGCCGCAATCTTTTTTTATTCCTCAAAGATTTTTAATATCATCAGCGCTTTCTATTATCCATTCTTGTTTGCATGGATTGATACCTATCTTCTCCCAAAAGGTTAGCATATACCTTTTCATTTTTAGCGGCATCTTTTTGTAGAGTTTTAGCGTCATCTTTTAACTTAGCTATAAGTTCATTGGCGCCAAGTTCTACTGTGCCTCTACCGCTGCCACCACTAACTAATCTCTTAGCAGTTTCTTTTTGGCATTTAGGGCAGACCTTAGGAGGATCTTGTTTAATAGAATATTCATCTTCCCATTCATATCCGCACTCTAATGATTGACATTTATGTTCATATGTTGGCATAACTAACACTCCTTAAATAAAACACTTTAAATTAGCCATTCTATTAAAGATAGGCAATTGTAATATTTTGCAAGTATTTTCATATATTCTAGGTTTAGCAAAATATCTTCTTAACTCTTCTTTTTCTAAAGAAGAAAACATTGAGTCTATATTCAAACACTTATTTGCATCTTTAATCTTGATGCTGTAAAAATTATGATTTTCATCACTTACCCAATCAAATGATAAATTCAAAGAATCATCACAAGGTAATATAATGCCCTGTGCTGTCATTTTCATATCAAAAAATAACTCACAAAGATCTGTATATAAATTGCATTTGTATGTTTCACTCATCGTTTTTTACCAAATGTTTATCTACAATCTTATATTCAATATCTTTGGTCCAGTTCTTCTTTATATCTTGTTTTAGCTTTTCGTTTGTCACCTCAAATACAATAAATAACTGACCAGTTTTTTCTTCGTATTCTATGCGAACTGCTTCTGCTATTATTTCCTGATCAGGTTTCATTTTTCCCTCACCAAAATGCTTTCAATTCAAAATATCTTTCTAGATCTTTTACGGAGGTTTTAACACACAGATCAACTGTGTTAGCTAACTCTACTCTTTTTTCAGAAGAGGTTGCTTGGCTTTCTAGAAATGCCCTACAATGTTCACTGACTTCAGTATTCTCTGGAAACATTTTTCTTCGCCTAAGATCGGTTAATCTAAATAGATAAAGTTCATCACAGCAACTAAAACCAATCAATAATCTTTTATACTGATCATTTGATAAGAATTTATGATCAACAGATTCTATTCGTAGATGATTAACGTATTTCTCAATCATATCAAAAAATGATACACATACTATTTCGTTCATACATTTGCCTTACATCATAAATCTAACAAATCTAATTTCTCAGAAATATCATCTGGGTCTCTGTCGTAGAATTCTGTATCATCATCGTCAATCTTATCATCTAGCAAAGTACCGCAAGCTAAATTCTTGATAAGTTTGCCCTTACCTAATTCACCATCTCTATTCTTGATCAAATGATAATACATATCTGGATATTGTTTCTCATTTGGGCGGGTTTCAATTTGAATAGCAATGTTAGCATTCTGCATAATCAAAGCAGAACGACCAATTCTGTGTAAACCAATCTTATCTTCCATTTCTTTACCACCTTTTGCTCTGTTTAACTGAACAGCGCTTAATACAATAAGGTTATGAACTCTGGCAAACTCGTGAATCTTTTCGGCAATTTTTCCTAATTTCAACCAGTCATCCAAATCGGCACTCTCATAATCCATTAAACCTAGATAGTCGATAACCACAATCTTGGGGTCGTAATGAACCTTCGCTTCCTCATATATTAATTCCAAATTTTCCATAGTAGCCCCTCTAGGAATATCTACTATTTCAAATTGATGAGGATACTTGGTAATAAACTTGAGAGATCTCTTTAGCTTACTAGCCTCTTCCGGGTTCAATTTGGCGTTTCTAATCAATTTTGAAGGGGCAGATGACATCCTGGCTAGAACACGATTCAAACAGGGCTTAAAAGGCATTTCTAGCGAAAAATACAATACACTGTTTCCGCCAGTAAAATTGGCTTCATCTGTATAGATAGTATTCTCTTGCATCCAAAGCTGAACTGCCATGTTCATCAGTAACATGGACTTACCACCACCAGATTCACCACCAATCAGTACCAACTCACCAGGTCTCAAACCATCGGTTACATGGTCAAAATAGGAATATCCTGTTTTGATACCACGATCAAAATGAGGATCATCCATCTTGGCATTATATTCTTCTCTAAAGATAGGTACAGCTTCCTTTAGAGTTTTTCTTTCATAAGCTCTAGTTTGATTAAGGCTTTTGATAGATTGTACTGTTTTTTGAAGTTCACCAACTGCGCGGTTAATGTCCATTGAACCGGGCTCAATAGACGCCAACTTCTCTTTAACAGCTATGATCTGTTTCTCAGCAAAACGTTTTTTGATTTTCTCCAGATCGTGTTTATATTCTTTGTCGTTGTACTCCACGCCATCTAGAGATGACCAGACTTTTTTGACGCTTTCAATTAGTCTGTCATTGGATCCTTTTTCTAACTTCTCTACAATTACTCTTAGCGTAGGTAATTCTTTGTAGGTTTTAACATATCCTACAACAAGATTAGCAAAGTTCCATACATCAGGAGAAAACAACTTGGGATCGCACTCATTAGCAAAATCCAAGGCATGTTTTTTGTTGGTGATAAGGGTTTTTAAGATAACCAAATCTAAATTGTAATTCATGCTCTCTTCTTTCTAAAATCTTCGCCCAAGACCGGAAATGTTTTTGTATAACCCTTCATCAAACTATCTATGCTTTGCTTCAAAGGTCCATTGAATGACTCCACAATATTAGGACTATTTGTACACATCAAGGTAGGTAGTTTGTTTTGACTGCGCGTTCTAAAAACTCCCTCCAAACTTCTGGCATATAAATCTGCTGCGTTTTCGGAAGGCATGAATCTAGAATCAAACTCGTCAATCACTAAGAAATCTACTAAAGCCAACTCTCTTCTGGAAAGATACTTGTCTTCTCCAGAAGATTGAGTTAATACATTTACAATGTCACTAAGCGTAGTATACAAACAACTATAGTTCTTGCCACATGCTTTTTTGAGAATACAACATACGGTCATAGTCTTACCTAAACCGTGACCTCCGGCAAAACAAATGGAATTGCCATTGATGTATGAACTTTTCAAGTCACTAATATATTCATTGTACTTGGTTAGTAATCTGGGATCTCCATGAAAATCTCTCTCCATTTTCAATCCCCAATATTCAATGGGAATATTGCTTTCGGCATATCTATTGATAGCAATCAGTTTAATATTCTTGGAAGATAAATCCAATTCAGAATTATTAATCTCATTCAGCTTTTCTTGTAGCTTTTTTTGTGGAACGTTATTGAGGGCGCGGCTTCTTGAAAAATCCAGGTTGTCCATAGGTCACTTTCTTTACATCACCATTAACATGATGATCCTTGAGCTTCTCCGCAATGATTTTCTTTTCTTGTTCATTCAAAAGTGTTTTCAGCTCCGCCATGTTTTTGACTCTTAATTCATCATTACTTGGCTTGGCTAATTCCTCTTCAAATTGAGTGGATAAATCAATTTTTACTTTGACAGGCTCTTTCAGTATAATTTTGATCACCACTATATCCTGCGCCGAGTGTTGGATAACAGAAATAGATGTATCATCTAAAGATCGTAATACGGATTTGGCATCTGACCACGATTCTACAATTCCATCAATTATCAAATTGTTGCGCAATAAACATCTAATATGCTGTCCTTTTTGTGGAGTCATAAAAACACCTTTATCTTTGGAAACTTATCCAAAAACTTCATTATTTCTTCTGGGCTTAGAGTAATGAAATACATTACATTCATATCACTATTGTATTCAGAAGGAAGTAGAAAGCATGTGCCAGCAACTTGTTCGGGCACGATAAAAAATATTCGAGCATCATAATATCTATTTTCTTCTTGAAAATCAGCCTTGAATACTCCAGTTGCTTCAATATGAGTAAAAGAAAAAAGCATTGATACATCAGGTTGTTTTAAGTTATTATCAGCTAAGAATTTTTCTAATGCCCCACTTACTTCTTTATTGTAAACAATCATATGAATGCCTTTATGTTTACTATTCTTTCCATTTTCACAAGCAAATCATCAAGAGTTTCCTCAGTGTATACAAAACAACAAATCACATCATCTGATATTAATAAATCATTAATATAGAAGCAGATAATCTTATCGAGGTTTTGATTTAAATCATCGGGGAAATCCATAAAAGTTGTTAAGAATTTCATATTACTTTGTATGTAACTCTTAACATCTTCTTCTATTGTTTCTAGTTTGGTGGTCGCCATCCCCCATTTAATATTCAAAGAGGGTAGTATTTGATGAGGTGACATGCCACTAAATCTTTTTGCATGTTTGGCATAAGATTCTAAGATCATACAATTCTTCCCAAGACTTCCTTATCAAAACCCATTTCCTCTATAGTAGAGAAAGCTGTTTTGAGTTCATCAGACATGTCGCTCATTTGAGAAACAAACGCCAAATCACCATAAGTGCTAATTGATACGCCGGCTCCTGAAAAAATGGTCTTATACTTATCGGGTAAAGGTGTTGACCTATCGACATTGAGATTTCTTTTGCCCGCAAGAAGTACGTTGAATTTGTATTCATTTACAATCCCTTCATTAGTCATAAAAGAAATAGAAGTTAACCTTCTTTTAGCTTTGACTACTTTGTTATCATACACCCAATCTATGTATTCTTTCAACAGAGTTGGATTAGCAGTCAAATGCATCGCCAGTTTCTTTACTTGAAAGACTTCAAAACACTTCATGGGAGATGGACTATTAAACTTAAACTGATATTTCTTATCATAAGTCTCTTGATACTTCTTACAGAAATATCCTAGTATATGAACTGGTTTCCAATTCTCCGGACTTAGAGTATCCACTTCGGCGAATTTATCAAAAAACTTCTTGTATTGTTCGTTAGGAACATCTGTTAATTCACCGCCAGTTACATCTTCTTTTTTCTTAACCATATTTCACCAATCATTGTTCGCTAGACAATTTGCCTTTTCTCCACTTTACAGAGCTGGGAAGCTGAACATCAAAGCCATCTTCGGATGAATAGATTTTGTATCTAATCTTAGAATGTTCTTGCAAAAAATGAGCCTGGTCTACGAAATCTATAATGACAGAAAACTTTTTTCCAGGATACTTTCTAATAACTCTACCTACTCTTTGTAAAGCTTTGACTGTAGATTTACCGCCACAAGCTATCACCAAGCCAGATAAGCTGGGTATATCAACGCCAATATCAAAAATCTTAGATGCTAAAACACAATCTATCTTGTGTTCCATTAAGTCTTTCTTGACTTTATCTCTTTCTTCTTGATCATTATTACCATCAAGAAGCGCACAATTCATATGCTCTTGAAACAACTCATATAAAATCTTACCATGTTTCAAGCTATTGAAAAGAACCAATGTCTGGTATCCCTTCTCAACCATGGTTTTGGCAGCATCTAAAACCAAACCATTTCTTACTTCATTCTCAACCACATACTTCTTGTACACAGAAGGATAAACCTTGTCCAAGAACAATGGATAGGGTGGCACAACTCTAAATCTGATTAAAGGTTGTGCTAGGAACCCTTGCTTAATCAATTGTGAAGCAGAGATATTAACAATGTACTTACCTAATATTGATTCGATCAGTAAATCAGCACCATCATCTCTCCAAGGCGAACCGCTTAATCCATAAATGTGCTCTGCTTTAGATGTTTTGAAAATCTGTTGAATGGTATCGCAAGCCGACATGTGACACTCATCAATGATGTGAACTTTAGCTTCTTTCATCATCTTATTGATTTCAATGTACTTGCTTTTTACAACTTCTTTTTCGTCTCCATTTTCATCCAACAGAATATCTTTTTTGTCTAAACCAATGGCTTGACCCACAGACCAAATGCTGGCGATATTGATATCTTTGATGATACATTTACCATCACCAATGATGCCAATTTCTTCGTCAAACACTTCAGAGAAAAAGTCGTAAAATTGATAAAGCAAATCTTTACCAATTACATAGATTATGGTCTTCTTGCCCAATTTTGCGGCAATAAGGGCGGCGATCAGGCTCTTACCTCCACCCGTTGCTACCTTAATAATTCCTCGATCATTGTTGTCAATGACCTTGAGAATTTCCATCTGATAGGGGCGCGGCTCCTTCTCCAATTTCTTCAAATTTTCTAATATGTGTCTCTCAGTTCCAATGGATTTGGCGGGGCGCTTATCCACGACTTCATAAGTTTTTCCTGCTTCGTCATAGAACGCCTTAACTCTTTCTAATAGTCCAGATGGAAAAAGCAAAGTGGGAGTCAGCAGTTTTTTCATGCCATCCCACTTTACGAAATCGCCACCCTTGTTAAAAAATCCTCTGTAGGCAGCAGTATGCTCTGCCCCTTGGACCTTGAATGACAAATGTTTATCTAATGCGAGAATGTGATTGACATCAGATTCTTCGGTAATTTGCGAGTTGTTGCCTTTGATGATTATCTTAGTCATATGGGTACTAGTCAATATATAACTAGTACCCACATCTCGACAAAATATCAATTATTCTGCGGCAGATATCACTTTCTTCTGTCTACCACGCCACCCATAAGCTTGCCAAATGCAGAGGACTTAGCAGCAATTTTTTCCTTGATTTTCTGAGCGGCAGACACAGTGTCATTGGTTCCAGTATCCAACTGTAGAGTTAGATTTCTGGATTCATCCTTGGTCTTAACCTTGGATTGCAATTCTTTGGTCTCACTCTTAAGTTGTTCAACTCTGACAGAAGGTAATCCCAATCCAGAAAACATAGAATAAACTTTAACTGTATCTTCTGGAGAATCAATGACATACATTCCTTTGAAAACTCCCTTTGGATTTCCACATAAATCATTGATCATGCTGCTGGCGTAGTTAACACTAGATGCTGGAATTTTGGACCAAACATTCTTATTGGCGGCAATAATGAATCCAACATACTTTGATTGCTTGAGATCAAATCCTTCTGCCAAAAGATTGCCGGAAAGATTGTTGATAACAGCCTCAGCAATGGCAGTATCTTCTTGATAGTTTTCTACAGAGAATTCTCCATAGACACTTAAACCTTCACCATCAATAAAGAGCTTTGACCACTCCATAGGATCTAATGCCTTGGTTGAAGATGGCATAGAGGAAAGAGTGTTAAACATATCAATTGGATCTACAATGGCTTTGTTGGCTACACTATAGAAATCCATTTGGCTAACATGATGATAAATGGTTTCTATTTTGGCATTATCTACCACAATCAAGTTGTTTACTTTCTTAGATTGTGCCATCTTAGCCAATTTAGATAAAGTTTCCAAAGCGTTGCTTTTAGTTTGAGCATCTTCCGTGTCCATTGGTAAAACGGTAATAACTATCAATGGCTTGCCTAATTCTGACAATAGCTCAACCAAAGTTTCGCAGGAACCTGCACCAGAACCACCGCCCAAACTCAAGCACAATAGATTGACTTGAGAAGAGCTTAGTTTATCGTTGACCAATTGCAAAATCTCACCACGATGAGCTTCGGCGGCGGCTTTTCCAATTTCAATTTCCTTGGCTGCACCACCCAAACCATACTCTAACAATAACTTATTAGAATCTGGAATATCAATAAACTTAAGATCCTGCATAGCAGTGTTTACTACTATTGAATCATATCCAAGTTTGTAAAACGCTTCTGCAATTCTTGAACCAGCTTGACCGGAACCTAATACTCCTAGTGCTAGACTTCTTTCCTTCTTTGAAACAATCTTAGATGCCATCTTTGCCTCGGCTTTTGCTTGATTTTCTTGTTGTCTTGCTTGACTTTTTGCTTTAAGTGCGGCTAATTTATCTTGTTGTTCTTTTTCTTCGTTGTTATCTGTCATATCATCAATCACTTCTTCTGGTTTGTCTTGTTGTATAGAATGTTTAACTGACATTTCAATTCATCTCTTTCAAAAGGTCTGCCGTTTCCCTCTCCAAAAATCCCACGATTTCCAGAATTAACTCTTGCGGATCTTTTACCAGGTCTGCCTCATCTAATAGGAAATTTTTGAACTCATAACCTGTGTTAATTGTGAGTACCAAAGTGCCATTTTCCAACGTTAAAGCATGCTTACCTTTACCGAAAGGACCATTCTTGATTTCTATACTATTATGCGCTATTTGTAATAGTTCTACAGCAGATTTTAATGACATATTTCCCTCACTTCAAAAACCATTGATTATTCAAATACCATCCGACGGTCTCTATAACGCCATCCTTAAACTTGTATTTGGGCTCCCAACCTAAAGACCTGATCTTTGAAGAGTCTGCGCCATGTCTAAAGTCATGCCCCACACGAGGATCTTCCACAAATGAAATCAATTCATGACCTTTTTCTACCGCATTACAAACCTTTTGAATAACCTCTAGATTAGTCAATTCTTGATTGGCAGAAATATTATAGACTTGGTTGGGATCCCCTTTATTCAGAACCGTCAAAATTGCTGAACAATTGTCAAATACATGCGTCCAATCCCTTATCTGTAATCCTTGACCATAGATAGGAATCTTCTCCCCATGTAGAATGCTCTTAATCGCCTTGGGAATCAATTTCTCCGGCGTTTGGCGTGGACCATAGTTACTGGAACTTCTAGTAATGTTATAAATTAGACCATGAGATTGGTGGGCAGCTTTAACCAACATCTCACCGGCGGCTTTGGTAACAGCGTAAGAATTTCTTGGATTTAAGGGCGAGTCCTCGGTCCAGAGAGGATCATGTTCACTTTCTAAGTGCCCATAAACACTATCTGTAGACACATAGATTAATCTCTCTACTTTGTGTTTCAAACAAGCATTGATAATAACTTGTGTTCCCAAAACATTAGAAGTGACGAAAGAATTGGGGTCATTTAAAGATGAATCTATAAAAGTTTCGGCTGCCCCATGAATCACAATATCAGGCTTCTCGAATTGAAAGATGACATCTATGATATGTTGATCTCTTACGTCAGCGACATGGAAAGTATGATTCTTATTCCAATACATAGAATTAATGGCATTGGCACTTACCCTATCTAAGCTGACGAATTGATATGGGTGTTTCTCATAGATGGCTTTTCTAACAAAATTGCCAAAAATGAAACCACAAGAACCAGTTATTAAGACTTTTTTCCTACTCATATTGCCTTTTCAAATCTAGGAATCCAAGAACCGTCAACCTCCACTTGTTCTAAAAACATTGACAAAGGTCGAACCCAATATTGGTCTTTGAGATCCCTATAAACAACCATTTCTTCCAAAGTCTCAGTATGTTTAGCAACTGAGGTTACTTCGTATAGTTTTCCTTTGTAATGTCTGTAAATTCCAAGTTCCATATTTGTTATAGTCCTACCCTTAATCCCGCCATAATTGAAACACTACCGTCTGTACCAACTTGCACAGAAGGTGCTATGTAAGTATTATTCATCAATGGAATATGTTTACCAATATTATAAGCCGCAGGAGTAAGAATGAATTGTGGTCTTTGTGATACAACTCCTATACCCACACCTACTTGTAGTACGGAGAAGTCAGGTGAAGTCTTGTACTGACCATAAGACATAATACCTAAGTTAAGGCTAGGGGTAAACTCTCCCTTAACTTTACTAACTGTAATTCCACCATCGGCACCAATAAACAATCTAGGATTCCACCAACTCCATTTAGCTGTTGGATACTCTTGCTTAGTTTCTGCCTTAGCTATCTTAACCTCATAGTCCTTGTTGTCAACGGTTACTATGAATTTATTATACACATATGTTCTTTGATTGTCATCTGTTCCAATAACATTTGTTACTTTATATGCTCTTGGAGAGATGTTAATATTCCATGGATTTTGTTGCCATGCGGAAAATCCCACTTGACCAATCGGAACAGGAGTTCCCGAAAAGTCTTCGTGAAGATTTAGTAATTGTGCATTTTTCAAATAGCCATAAGTATCTACGGTAGTAGGAGTGGGATTAACTACACCAGTTGAACTACTAGGCAAATTACCTGCTGTTTGTCCAGAACTCATCACTACTACTGTATTGGCTGCACTAATAGAAGCGTGTAGCTTATTCAAATCATCTTGAATAGCTTTTAGATTTACACCATTGTCTTTGATAAATTTTTCAATATCATCTTTGGTGGCATAACCACTTTGCGAACGCATGATATTGTCAGCCAATTCTTTTTGCCGAATAATTTGTGTTTCAATGGCTTGTTGACGAGTTGAGATTTCGTTTTGTTTATAGATGATGAATCCTAGTCCAAGAATGACTAGGATTACTCCGAGGGCAATTAATATCTTAGTTGATAGCGACATATTTCATCTCTTCATGAAAGTTCGCTACCTCTATATCTGGTGATTAAAGATTATTTTTGGATTGCGGGACACCAATGAATAGTTCTTCCTTCTGGTGTCGATTCAGATTTTATGGAATTGCCCAATGGATCTTTGGTTTTACCATAAACCTTAAAACAGGAAGAATACTTGCCTTCATTGCCATAAGCATCTTTGTAAGTGAGAAGCGTTGCGCCCTGATGATCGTAAGATTCTTTCATAACTTTTATGATTGACTCACACAAAGTATCAACTTCTGTACTTGACATGTTTTTGCACAACTTCCAAGGAGAAATCTTGGCATCATACAAAGCTTCCGCTCTAATATAATTGCCAACTCCTGCAAAGACAGATTGATCCAATAGAACTTGTCCAATTGGCTTCTTTGATTTTTTCAATTCGGATTTTATCCAATCTGACCACTTATCTAATGGAGTTTGTAAAGGATCCCAACCAAATTCTCCAAGCTTTTCTTTGAGTTCTTTCTCAGATGAAACAAATTTAATAGAACCGAAGTGTCTAGGGTCATTGAAATAGACTTCGCTAAACTTACCTTCATCATCATATAGTTTCATGGTCATACAAATATGTTTGCCAGGATTTGGAGACCATTGCCCCGTCATCCCAAAAGTACAAAACATGTACCAGCCATTATCAAATTGCCAGTACATGAATTTGCCTTTTGATTTGACATCAATAATCTTCAAAGGTGAAACAACATATCCAATATTTTCTAATTTCCTAAAAGAATCTAGAAACTCTTTATGACCTTCTGCCTCTGGTTTATTGTATCCATATCTACTATCATCATCAAAACGAACTTTACTTACATATTTGTTTTGAACTAATGGTTTTATTAGTTCACCACTAATCTTTACTTCAACGCCTTCAGGCATAATATAATCTCCAAATTATGAATATGAAATTTATGTACCAATAATAACAGATTTGTTGCCCTTTGAAACACCCCTGGTATTGATAACTGCAATGCCTATTGTTTCTCTGACTGTAAACCCTATTTTGCCAGTATTTTTCTTGACGCGGAATTTGCCATCAGATGTAATCACAAGTCGACGATGTGCTGCCAAATGAACTACACCAGGATCAGCCGGCAAAACAACCAATTCTTGTCTAATAGGTTCCATAATTCACTCACACAAAGAAACAATTCTCTCAGTGACATTTCTCCAAGTATACTGAGGCAATATTTCTTGCATCTTGGGAGAAAACTTAGCTAGATAATCATCATAGTTAGCGATAACATCTTTCAATTTGGCTGCACACTCATCAACATCCGGAGCAAATACTTTTGCATAAGCAGATGGCTCCCAATATTGCATCTTAATATCGGCGCGAATCTCTTTTCCACCAATCAAAATAGAATTGTCATCGTTCATGTAATCCAGCTGCCCGCCGTAACGAGGTGCAACCACAATTTTGTTGGCAGCAAATCCCTCTAAACCTGGCATCCAAAAACACTCACTATTAGCCATAGTAATTACCATATCACAAGCATTGTAAAGACATTCAATATCTACAATGAACTTATCCAAAATCTCTATATCTCCGTGGTTTTTGAATTTAGTTTTGAAGTCTTTGTAAATCTCATCAAAATTGACTTCGAAAGAAGTTTTACTATTGCGTTTTGAAATCTTCAAAACTAAACATACGTCATCATTTTTAGTGAATGCCTTACCGTAGGTTTTCAACAAATTAGGAATGTTTTTTCTCAGATGCGGCTGAGCGATATTGGCAAGTATCTTGTACTTCTTTTTAGTTTTAAGAGGATATTTAGATAGGTTTTGAAATCTATCCAAATGAATACCATGTGGTATCATCACTTGATTTTCGGCAGGAATACCATTGTCCATGAATATCTTCTTCGAAAAAGAAGAAGAGGGCAATACTTTATCCACAGCTTTATAGCACTTGGCAAAAGCTGTTGGTAATACGGTGGTTTCGTAATTCCAAATACCAAATCTGTTTTTGTTTCCTCTAACAAAATAGTGAGGAAAATTCTTCAAAGCAGTATATGATAGTTGCATATCATACTTGGTGTCTAATTTGCCGCCGATTATAGATTGATAATTGTTTGCTGTGACTTGTGTAGATTCTTCTATAGAACCTTTGAGATATGGTTTTAGGTCTTCTGGAAAGTGTTCTAAACCATTGGTAGAAAACAAATCTACCTCATGCCCCAATCTGATCAATTCTCTAGAGATATTTTGGGCAACAATAGACCAACTATGATTTTTGCCTAAAAATCCAAACCAACATACTTTCATGTCGAATCCTATATCATCAGGTAAAAACTAATAGATCAAGCAATCTGCAAAACTCATCCTCAGAATAAGTTTCTTGTTCATACTCGAAAGTATTGTTTACCGTATTTTGCACAACAAATGGCTTGGTGTTCGGAGTTATTTTGTTAAAACTTTCCGTATAAACCATAATGAGTGTCTTGTCATTTGGATTAAAAGCGAACAAAAAGTATGGCAATACTTTTTCCATCTTTTCTCTGACTTTTCCGTAAATCATAGCTTTACCCACCCACCAAGGTAATTCTCGCAAATTACCTGTCAAGTGGGCGAAATTAAATTACATTGGAGTTGGAGATGGTAGATAAGGAACAAAATTGGAACTATGAGCCAATGGCGGGGCTGCTCCATATGGATTGTTATAAGTCATTACCAAACGTGCCATTTTACAGACTGCAATATCTGATCCGCTGGATGGAGATAAGCTCAAATGAACTTCGTACACAAAGTTCGTTGCACCCCCAGATAATAGAGATTTGATATCATTAGATGTTAATAAAGTTGGTGACGTATTTGTGGTTGACAAAATAGTTCCACCGCTGATATTAACATAAGAAGCCGTGGCAACATTAAACAATTGAATTTGCGCTGTATTCAAGCTATTGGTGGTTTCCAATATTACTTCCAGATTGATACTCTGCAATCCTTCTAAGATATAAGAATCAAATCTAAATGGAAATGCTCCAATAACAATTGGAGTAGCGCTATCATTTGAAAAGATTCCGGCAGTACCATAGACGTACATCGGGTTCTTATACATGAAGCTTGGATCCAATAATCCATATCCATCTGTTTTTGGAATTCTATCAGCATCAGGGATACCAGTGGAGAATGGAATAACACCAACCATATCAAAAATGAACTGATAGCTCAATCCGCTTCCGTTGCTGGTCAATACTGTTCCGAAAGTACCTACGTCATTCAATCCAGTACCACCATGAATGATTGGTAATACGCCCGCTACATCATTTTGTAAATCTACCAAAGCTGATGGTCCGCCGTCCACGTTACCACTGAATACGCTGATAAGCTTCAACATATTCTGCATTTTTCCAGAATCTACGAACAGTGTTTGATTGTTAAATCCGCCCTTTTTCAAGAAGACGTTAATTTGAATCTTGGTGCTTAAAGTTTGTAGAACGGCATCTTGATATAAGTTTGTAAAGTTAAGTGTTAACAATCCGGTACTATAATCAATGGAGACACCAATCTTACCATCTACAATGGCTCCGCCATATCCATCGACACTTAATCCATTTGTATTTGGAGAGAAAGACTGTACTGCTACAGAGAATCTTAGTTGATCATTAGTTAAAGCGTCTGCCTTAACCAATGAACAATCAGCAAATCTCATGGAAGGGAAACCCAAACGAGTTCTTCCATCTCCAGTATAGTCAGCAATAAAGTCATCCAGGACATTAATGGTGCGTTCAGAACCAAATAATCCATCAGGAATTTCTAGAACGATAGTTCCAACTTCAAAATCTACCTTATAGAAATTGCCATCTGGTCTATGTAACTCTCCACCCCTACCAATGATTAAGTTATTTGGGATAAATACATCTACACGACCTTGGTCAAAATCTGGTTGTGATTCATATACATCAATAGTTACACCATCTATATGACAGCTATTGCTTTGAAATCCAGATAAGCTGGTGAAAACGGTAGGAACAGGACGTGGTTTGCTATTAGTAACTATAAGTGATTCGTCCCAAGTCAATTGCTTTTGAACTGACCAAGCAACGGGATTTATGTAGAAGTCATGACTTGCAAAATATCCATCTGATAAGAAAATATCTGGGGCAGGATGAACTGCCATTGCTCTATCTATAGTCACTGAAGAATAATCGTCTGCCCTATCTATAAACTCTTCTAATTTGAATCTAATAACATTGAATCTAGTACCAATTTTTGTGAACGGATTGGTAGAAGGTCCCGGATAAGTGCTAGTTGGAGATGAAGTTAATACCTCTCTATCTATGTAATTCTGTAGCAAATATCCATCTGTATAGGTGATATGGAAATCTCCATCAATATCTGCTCTCAACATTTGCATCAACACATCGCCAGTCAAGAAGACCTTTCTAAGTGTCAAAACATCTGTCAAAGAATCTATGGAAGTAATATCAAATCCTCCATAATTCTCTTGATTTGATGGTATTAGAAGAACAAGTTTGTAAGAACCTAAACCAATAATGGTGTTAAAAGAAACGCTAGCACTAGTGAATTGTGCCAGTCTATTATCATTTGGATTGGCTACTAAAACTCCATCGCTTCCACTGGTTACTACGGTACCTGTAGCAGGGTCTACTAATTGGAAACTAATACCGAAGGCATTGCTAAATGGGGCGGTATAAGTATTGTAGCCATTGGTGAAAGTAGTAGTGATACCATCAGTATTTACTATTGTATTAGCCGGCAAACCAGTATTCAAATCGTAATTTAGATATGTATTTAAGATATTCAAATCATTGATATCAATGATTCCATTACCATCAACATCTCCCAAAATACATGATGCTAATTTGGCTGACGCAATTCTGAAGTAATTTCCAGTGTTGCTTGCATTTGGGAATATTTGGGCGCCAACAAAATCTCCATTCAACAAATTGGTAATCAATCCGTTAACTGATGAATCAAATCTAACTGTGTCTGTTGAGTCATCTACAATTTTGATAATCAATTCGTCGTGTACCATAGTAGCGGAGTATAAATTAGAATTGATGATAGATGAGATAGAATCGAAAAACTTGATATTCTTATCTGCAATTGCGCCGACAACCAATGGTTCAGAAGCTTTTTCTAAATTGGTGATATCAATTGTGTTTAACAACTTGACATCTGGTACAAACTGTTGTCTAGATAAAATTGGATTACCTGTGCGCTGATCTGGTACAGGAGTAGTTTCTTCGGTGGAAGCTGCAACTACAGCTCTAAATACACCGTTACCAGTGAATTGTAAATCTTCTAAAGAGTAATCCACAGTTGCCAAAGTATTTGGATCTTGAGCGGTTTTTGGAAGAACAACGCCATGACCATTCTCGTAGATTTGTCCGTCTGATACTTTTGCAGCATCAGTCCAAACTCTGAACCACAAATCTTGGTCTGGAATATCTACCCACAAAGTACCAGTAAAAGTCGTAATTCTGGAATCTGGAACTCTATCAGATCCAACGGCTATTAGAATGTCGCATTTATTTGCAGAACCAGATCTCTTAATGGTTACAGCATAATAGTGTCCGACAGTTAATACATTTCCAGAAGCAACCAAAGTATTGCTAAATACAAAATCAACAGGTTGTGGCACAGAGCTTAAGATTATGCCAGAAGACTGCAATGTATTATAGTTGACACTCAATTGTGCTACTGGAATATTGGATGGTGAGAAATCTATTGGTAGACTTGGTGCGATATCAGAAGCGCATTCAATAGTGGATTGTAGTGGGTAAATGCTTATTACTAAATCACCATTCCAAACCAAATCATTTTCGTCTCCTACATCTGTATTTCTAACAGAAAGTAGTAGGCTAACCTTTTGAATATTATTGGTAGATGCGACAAATTTTTGTCCAATTTGTGTAGTAACATCTCCTTTCAATAAAACTTGATTATCTAATGGAGCAGTGAAAATCCCCAAAGTATCTATATTGTAAAATGGAAGAGCGGCACTTAGCAATGCTTGTAAAGAAAGATATCCTTCCAAAAAGAAATCTCTGAAGAATAGATTAGGCTCAACATCTTGAGCAATCATCAAAGGGCTTCTAGATAATGAAAATGGATTGGCTTCACGAATAATAATTCTACCGCCCAAATTTAATGACAAAGTAGGATCACCTACAAAATCATTGAAAAGAATAAGCAAAATATTGGTAAAGTGCTTATGACTAATTTGTATTTCATTGGTTCTGAAATAGAAAGTTTCATATTGTAGATTGCTTTCAAAATCCAAACCAATAATGCAAACCTTGATGGCTTTTTTTCCTGCAACTTGAGAACCCGTTAATTCAATCTCAAGTTGATTTCCCAGATTATTATCAGCTGGTTGATGTTGAGCTTGAACTATTGTACCATCTAAAAAGCCCGTAGACAACGTAGAATCAAAAATAATATTCTGTTCTAATACCTCTGGCAATACACCAGAACCAACATGGTTACCGATTATACCAGAAGTTATAGTATTGTTGTAGTTTTGCTCCAAAGTTAAATCAGTATCGTCAACCTGTTGAGCATCGAACCAGATATTTTGTGGAGCAGAAATTGGGCTTCTTTTTGTCATCGTTTTCTCATCTAGTATACTGGATAAACACCCTAGAGTTGGCTGGCTTCAAAACTCGTATCAATTTCTCTAGAGCCTCTTTAGACTTTATACTACTATTAACTATACCTAAAGAATCTATTATATTTACCGAAAAGTCAAATAAACCAGTTTCTCTATTCTTTAATATAGCGAAATCGGTATTGATTGAGGACACTATATCAGAATTTAATAAATACGTTGTAAATAGATCTGCTGTTACAGGGAACACTACATCCAAATTGGAAGAGTAATTGACATCTATTGCCTCACCATACGGAGCATAGATAGGTCTAGACATATTGCTTATTCTCAAGTTATCCAACAAAGTGAATGTCGGGAACTGCTCATCAAATTGAGTTCCAATAAACAATTGATTAATGGAGTCCTTGAATTTGATATTTCCTAGAGCAGCATAACCATCTCCTACTATAACAGATCCCATGATGGCTGGTGAAGTGCCACATATCAAATCAGTTCCAAATAGAACATTGTTGTACTGGTAACCATCTAAGAACAATCTCATTTCATCGGTAGCTGATCCGCTGTTCACACGGTAACTAGCTTTTACTCTATGCCAAGTATTTTTAGACCAATACGTTGGTGCCCTTAATACATAGTCCTTGCCCGAAGCAGTAATAGCGAAGTTTATGTATCCTACTTCATCTTTGAAGATAGCTATACGATCGCCTTGCAATCCTTTTGGCACATAATTTACAGTCACATGTGACTTATGATATGGCAGTTTTCTATTAAGTCTTACAACTTGTGTATTGATGTTTTGATTGTTATTCTCTGTAGATTGATAAGTTACAACAACTGGTACATTGTTCGCTGGCAACAACTTTCCTAAATAGATAGTCTTCATATCTGTACCAATAGCACCATCAACAAAATAATCTGTATTGGTTGGGTCATTGGCTATTTTAACAGTAATCACTTGTAGAATTGGATGAGAGACGGCTACTGAGTTATTACCTACACTGGTACTAGCTTCCTGCATAGCGTTTTGCGTATCAATTTCTATCTTTCCTCCAGCAAAGTAATCTATACGGGGGTCTCCGCTCTTCAAGTGAACGCTTAAAATTTGGCTGGCAGGGGCAGACAGCTTCAATGAAACACTGTTGACACTTACTACATCTTCTGTTACAGCTCCAAAAGCATCAAAATAAAATCTCTTATGAGGATCATTGGATGTATCAAACAATGGACTCATCCAAAACTCTATAGTGCCTTCTTTTCTGGTATTCAAAATACCATCATTGGACAAAATAATAGGTTCATCCAACAAAACCAAACTATTTCCAAAGTTTTCATTTACTACCAAAGAAGAATAGAAATGGTTTTTGGTTGGGGTGGGGGAAACATAGAAATCAGCTTGATTAGAGAATGGAAAAGTATCAAAACTAATTAACATCAAAGTATTAGAGTCTTTGGTTAACGCCTTCAAAGAGTTGAAATCTTTGGTAATAGAGCGCTGATTAGTTGGAATGCTTTCTCCAATTCTGGTATCAGTTAACATTACTGAGTATATTTTAACTTGATCCATCAATCCATGTAGTTGTAATTGACCATTGAAATCACTACCCACAAATACCTTGGTGTTTATTGGATCCAAACTCATTCTTGTATAAGTGAAATATTCAAATTCATAGAATCCCTTATTCAAATAGTAAGGTACTCCCGGCATATCTTTAATTTCAAAAGTAAAGAATCCATTTTGCAAACCACTTCTATAAGCATTGGCATTAAGAATTTGATATGTTCCATTGCTGAAGACTGGAACATCGCCACCTAATGTTGGTTCCACGAATAAAGTTTTTCTATCTGAAGAAATATCAGTAATCAAATAGAATCCCGCAGCACCTGATGGAGCTGAAATAACCAAGTAGTTATTTATATCTAATGCACTGAACAACTTATTATCATCAGTGACGGAGTTCACGGAGCTTTGATACAAAGTGTAACCATATCCAATTGGGTAGCTGAATCTAACAATTGGAGCATAGCCATCATTATTTTCTGCGTGAATAACTGAGTATTTCTCTTTCACTGTAACGGTACATGCCGCCTTGTTGAGCATCAATGGTTGAACAACTACATTGACAAAATTAACGGAAAGATATTGATTTACAGAATCTAATGTACCATAGTCATTGAAAGTGATTATTTCGCTAGTTGGTCCACTGATTGTAGTTCCATCAACAGTAACTTGAACGGCAGTTGAAAAGTCTACATTAGTTCCAGCAATAGTAGCACTCAATGTTCTGCCAGTTAAAGAAAGAGAGGGCTGATCAACTACCAAATCAAAAGAAGTAAGTATACCGCCTGATTCTGTTGAATTGGAAGCGCTAATAGAAGTATTTTGCAAAATCACTTTTGTGATATCTACTTCATCCAATGAAATCGGAGCGGGCAGTCTAGTCATCAAAATGTTTTCAACACCACTACTCCATACATAGTAATTTCTCTTCACTCTTCTGTGATTGATTCCAAGTGTTCTGATAAGAATCAAATCATAGATAGTTACCTTATCAGAAATGGTTAATATATTGTTGAAATTAGCGTCCTTAGATATGCTATAGGCTGGGCTCAGTGCGCGAACGCCTGGTATTTCTTGTTCTGTATCTACATTGTAGATAATGTATGATGTATTGGTGATATTAATTGGCAATTCACCATTGATTGTTAAAACGTTTCCTGATACTTGTAAAATAGTATACACATCGGTAACTGACGTGTCTTCTATCTTTAATAAATAACCCACTTGTACTTCTGCTGCCCCAAAATCTAATGATGTAGATGTGACGACATTGGAGCCGATAAAACCATTGATATCTGAACCAACTATAAATGAATTGATAGTAGATACCGCAATGTTTGGAGATACATCAATATCAGATACTACAGTAAATTGGGTTCTGTTAACAGAGAACCTACCATTGGTCAATGTTTGTGGCATTGGGGAAGATAGGGTTAAATTTTGTCCGTCAATTACCAATATGGTGTATCCAGAATTGGAAAATCCAATTTCATCTATATAAATCGTGTTACCTACAAATATATTATAGGCACTGAAATTTATGCTAGATGTAACGATAGTGCTTCCAGCATTGGTTTGTAAATCAGTTGAGGCAATTATATCACCACTGGTTGAACCAACTATTTCTTCTGGGTTAACTGTTCTGAATTTTTCATGTAGGTATGGTCTTAGTTTTTGTCCCGATTTTATGATATTAGGAACTTCAAAACCATCCACAAACAAATGTATTTCATCTCTACCGTTTCTGGTATTCAATTTCCAAGAAGCGGCTACATGATGTAGATCGCCCGCTTTCCATCCAGATACATCTGCACTTACTATGTAAGGCGTTTTATCTTTATCAAATACTCTGAAGTTCAAATAACCACTGATATCCTTGAAGATGGAAATTCTGTTTCTACTTTTCTCTTCTCCGGCATCTAGGATGTAATGATCAACATCTGAAACGAAAGTAAGACCTTCGTCAATTGGCGGTCCACCTACTATACTGAAACTAATTGTGCTAGTTCCGGTAGTAATTCTAAGATTTGAAGGTTTTGGAATTACCAAACTCTTGGCATCATAAAATGCACCGGTAGAAGTAATTTTGAAACTGTAGTTAGAACTGGTAGGCGCGACATATCCATCAATAATTTCTACATACCATCTTAAGAAACTACCAGAGATGTCTTTATCATAGTAAATAAAAATTCCATCTTTGTTTTTATTGGGTACACCCACAGCATCACTCAATTTAGTAAGTGAAAAGATTCCATCATTCATTTGTGGGTGATTTTCACCCGCCCCAATAAACACAAAAGCCGGATTAACCGTGTAACCATCTTTTTGAATATTGAAAGTTAAGGCAGCATCATTGTCTAATCCATTCCAAGACGGACTAATCCAAGTTTCAAAAGTTCCTTCTTCCAATCTGATATTAGAGTTGAAGGGGAAACTAATTGATTGGTCTGCTGAATCTATCAGAACGCCATTTTCATATTTAGTTGGTAACAATTGAAATGAACCTGTAGTGGTAATAGATTCTGGATTCAATAAGCTGCTGCCCAAAGACCAGTTTTGGAAAACAGATTCTATTACTTCTGGCTCAATATGAGAAATAGTCTTACCTATGTTTTTGATGGCTGTTAAAGTAGGTCCCTGAATAAAAGAGGTTAGGGCTGCCGTCAAAGCATCACGATATCTTTCACGATTGAAATCTATGTCGAAGTTTGCTAGTTCCGGCACGTTAACCAATGTACCGAAATTTCTTAACAAAGCATCTCTAAGTGCTCCAACCTTGTAGCTAACAAAATAACGAGTGTTGGCAGGAAGATTCTTGTTTTTTCTGAAATCAATAACGTTATCGCCATATTCATAGCTAAGAATGATTTCATCAGCTACATAAGTGTAGTCAATGTAGTATTCGCCCTTGTTGTAATCTACAACGACTCTTGAAAGATCATTGATTGTGAAAGTGAAGGTTACATCAACCAAATCGCCAGCCACGGGTGAACCGATGCCTGGCAAAATCAACTTAACGGGGTTTCCAGGAACTATAGTTCCAGAACCGTTCCACAAAGAAACGGAATCAGATAATCTGGTAATTTGAAAAGAGTAACTGATATTTGATGAAAAATATGGAATATTTTGATCAATAATTACATAGTAATCAGATCCATCAAATTGTACATTTTCGAATGATTGCCCCGTCAATGAATTTACTTGGATATTAAATCCGCTGCTGGTGCTAGCGAAAGCAAAATTCAAAGGTTTTGTGCTGAAGAACAAATCTTCATATTCAAATACTGATCTAACAAACTTAACTTGATTTGTTACTCCTGTAATAAAACTAGCATCTACGAAAGTTCCAACAGTCTTATTGCTTATTTGATAAACAGAATTTGTATCATTGTTCAATGACAATTCATCAGAGTAATCTAAAGTCTGTGGAATAATAAAACCATCTCCGAAAGAATCATAGGAGAATTTCTTATTCTTTTGATCCAACACACTGATTTGATAATAGATATCATCTACGCTGATCAAGTGTGGGAACTGCGGAATAATTCTATTATTTTTGTAAGAAGCTGTACCAATGTTAAAGTTTTGTGGATTTGCTACGGCACAGTAAATGATACCATGAGTATAATCAACAAGGTACTCTCCTAAATTAGATAGCCTATTAATATTGGTAGCTTCATCTAATTGTCTATTGAACCACTTCTCAGAAGAGAAAATAGTTACATCAGAGAATGTTAAGCTAGTATTGAAAGAAGACGCAATACCATCTTCTGTTCCTCCAATAATAGAGTTATTAGCTAGAAATATTTTGATGACATCTAATGCGCCAGAATTGACCATAGAAGTATTAATATACAATAACTCATTGATAACATTATTGAAATTAACTCTTTCCCCAATCAGTTGTTCTATGGCTGGCGGAGTATTATATCTGAAATAGACCTTATCATTATTCCATCTATCTAATGTATAAATTTCTCCAGATGTTTCATTGTAGATTCTGAATACATTAGTGACAGGGGCATTTTGTACTCTAACGGCGTTGGCAGCAACTAGATTGTTTGCAACTCTTTCAGCCAAAACTTCTTGATGTATATTTGCTACATAATCTATACCTGGAACTAAAACTTCCTCGTAGTTGAAATTAACATTTCCTTGGGCGCCCCTCAGATTTCCATTTGGCAATGTAACTAAATCCAATAAATCAGAATCATATACATAATCTTGTTCTGGTTTGTATGTCAATAGATAATTATATGTAGCTAATGGTGGATATGGTCCTGTACCATCGTTGGTTAAATCAGCACCATAAACATAAACTGTACCAGTAGTATAATCAACACTGTATTGACCTGGGCTAAATGGAAGACCATTTAATCTAAATGGTAACTCGTATAGAAATGCTGGGTGTTTGGTGCTTCCGGCAGCATTCGGATCAATAAAAGAAATTCCTCCAGTGGTAGTAATAATATCACCGTTGAAATTTGTTATGGGGGCGTGTTGTAGATTGAAAATATTGATAACAGGAGGAAGAACTTCTCTGGAAGAAGATTTAACAGTAGTAACTGTTACCGTAGTCTCATTCACTACTCTGCCTAAATCTTTGGATTCATATTCTATTTGAACATTAAAAATGTCAGTTAAGGAAAAGTTGGGATCTTCTAATATCTTATCACTTATTCTAATTTGATTATCAGATAGTAAAGCATAATCAAAAGCAAATTCTTGATCATATCTAGAATTTTTGATTTGATATCCATACTTTGCAATATCATAAGTGTAAGTAGGATTTGTGGTCAACAAGGTAAACACAATGCTATTTACTTTTGTGACTGGCGAAGCTGATAGTGTCAAAACTAAACTATTAATATTGAAATAGCCTATCTGATCAGTTGAGCTAGGTTTTAACTGCTCTACATTATCTTGTTTCTGTAAGGTAATAGGGAAAGCTGGGAAATTGTCAATAGGAAATACCAATTTGGCATTTGCTGTGCTAACGCCTCTACCAACTCTAGTAATTTCATATGCGCACTCTTGATTAAGCCTATCAGTAGGACCACTTCCTCTGGTTTGTGGCTCATCAGTAACAGTGAAACTTAAATAGTTTTCATTCTTAACTTGATTGATATCATATAAAGCTCTAGATAAAGCGATTGACAAAGAATCAATATATTTAGAGATTAGCCCATTACTATCAGCCAAATCATATATATTGTCTTGGAAATATGATTTGAAATATTCTCTTACAATATTATCAGAAGGTAAAGGACCAGTAATTAGATATCTATTTTGTACACCATCTTCAAACATCTTAGCCTCTCCATTTACAGAGGTAAATGGGTTGGTTGGTGTAGAAGAGAAAACGATGAAATATGAGGCAAGTGGAGTCAAAGGCTGACAAGTAATACTTAGAACATTTCCAGTAACTTTAAGAATTAATGGATCTGAATCTGGTACACCTGTAGTTTCTGATATGATAGCAACGTTAGATGTGACAAGACCCATTGTCAAATTTTCTGTAAAAGTGACATCAATATTGGAGCTGTCATTTATCTGTACGTTAACTATTCTAAGATTTTGCATATTATCTAGTCTCTGTGTTGATAACTACATTATTAGGAATTAGATATTCATCTTTCTGTGCTTGGATACTTTGAACTTGACCTTGGCTACCAGTCTTATTGAAGTACAAGATTCTTGCTCTTGCAATACCATCAACAGCTTGCGCTACGTTAATCAGCGTTGGTGCATCAACAATTTGACCAAGCTTGGTAGTAGTCATAGCGGAAATTAACTGGTCTCTCAAGTTCTGCAATACAGTTGTTGTAGAAGAAAGGAAGCTGTCTGCAATAACAACATTCATAGTCAAATCTGTTAGGACTTGCTTTGCTTGACGTACCAACACGTCGGCATTGATAGGTCTAGTATTTTCGATGCTAAAAGTAACATCAGTAATAATTTTGTTGTAGTTGTATCTAACCACAATTCTCTCATTTGGTTTTGGTCCAAGATAGTTGTAGAATACCTTGTATCTAGATCCTAAGCTGGGTTGTGTAAAGGAGGTTCCGGTAAATTTGGTAGATTGTGAAGCCTTAAATCCGCTAGAAATATAGACCTTATTAATTGAAGAGAATTTCTTGTTAGTATATAACGCGCCATTTCTAGTATAAGAAAGATTTTCAGAGTCACCATCAACTGTATAATAGAAGGTAATTCTAATTTTATCTCCTAACGTAGGTAGATTATGAGTACTAGTATTCAATGTATTATTACTAGTATTTGGCAATACCATATCCAAATTGTGAAGTGTTGGATCCGCTAATAACTCATTAGCATACAACAAGTTATTCTGAATGGTAGTGTTTTTCAAATCATATGTAGTAAGTACTTGCAAGACTTCATCATTACTTGCGCTAGCTGTAATTACTTTTTCTAGTTTGGTTACTCTAGCTATCCTTATATTATTAGGTATTGTGGTGGCACTGGAAATATTCAAAGCTTTTCTTAAAGCTTCAGAGATGTTCAACTTCAATCCAGTGTTGGTGGCTGTAAAAACAATATCTTGTGCTTTGAACAAAGTAGTGCCGGCGATGGTAATAACACCAGTATTTACTACCTGATCAACTGTGACACCAGTGATTTTAGTTGGAGTTTTTCTCAAGTTGTTAAAATTAAACAACATGACATAAACCTTATCATTTGCACTAGCGAAGTTGGTAGCAGGCAAAAGCAACTTGTTATTGTTGACATCAATTACCCCACTGTAATTCCAAACTTCTTTTCCATCTGCTACTCTAATAATACAGATTTGGTCAGTAGTAATCTTATCAACGATATTGGTGATAGTTAAGGTATTTGATGTCAAATCATATCCAGTAATGTCATACAATCCATTATTGAATAGGTCGGCAGCTCCTGTAATACGCACCTTTTTGTTTGTCAAATCTAACAAGGTAGAAAAAGAAGTGGCGCTTGTTAAGGATGCTGAGGCGCCATTGTCTGTTAATTGACCATCAGAAACAGTAAACAAAGCAATATCTGTATTTGGTTCTATGATAGAAAAACTAACTGATGATTGTGTGGTAAACTTATTGATTGATACGAAAAACTTGTTGGTGCCAGGATCTACTTTCAAAGTATCTATTCTGTTGCTGATTAAACTATTGTAGTAGCTAAATGGTTGGAATTTTCTTAAATCATAAGTATAGTAAATGACCAGTACCTTATCTCCAACTGCCGGAGTGTGCGCACCATTCAAGACTAATTGATAATTTCCGGTGTTACTAACTATGACGCTACCCAGATTGTCAGAATTCCATAGCTCTAGATTATCAGAAAGTCTAATAACTGAGATAACCTGTGATGGCGACAATGAGAAATCAATAACCAAAGCAGTTAAATCTATGTAGAGTTGATTGCTGGTATTTTTCTGAATAGATTGATGTTCTCTTCTTGATAAATTGACTGGACTAAAATTGTTGAATCCAGCATTAGAATTCAATATGAATCCATTGCCAATTCTACTGATTGGAAGTCCAGTAGTTGCTAAGGAAAATAAGTCTGAGATATTGGCAATGTAAGTTACTTTCAATATAATTGTATTGGCAGTGGTGTTCACCAAAGAACTTGGAATAGTAATTTGCGTGCCGCTTGAACTACCGTTAATATCGGTGCTATGGAACACATCTGTACTATTCAGGATAACAGTTACATTATCACCATTTTGTGCCACTGTATCATTTGGTAAGATGATAGTTGTGCTGTATACAATATTGATACCGGACACTACTGTTACGTTACTGAAACTTCCATTACCTTGAGCAGTAGCATACAATTCAGAATTGTTATTCTTGAAAGTTATGCTATCAATAGATTGTGTTGGAATAGCCAAATTATTAATAGTAACGGACAATCTATTAACGAATATTCCAGAGGTAATCTTAGAGACTACTCCGTTTACTTCCAAAAATGTTCTAGCATTTAACACTGTGCTGATTGGATGGCTAGCTACACCAGTGAAAAATCCATTGGAAAGATCCCTTGTAAAAGGAATTTTCTCATTATTTACTATTGAGGCAAATCCCCAATCAATGCTGTCGGTAACTGGTCTAGTATTTTGAGTATTGTACAAACCATCATAATCAGAGTATTGATCATAATTAACAATCCAACTATAATCTACCTGCAACTGATCACTTGGAGAAGGTAAAGTGTTTCCAGAAATTTGGATTCTGCCACTGGTATTGAAGGTTCCTGTACTGTCCAAATTTTGATTTGTTACAATGTATCTTTCGCCCGTGTGAACGTTGAATACTCTGGTAACATTGGTTGCCGGGGTGTGCAGTAATTGAATAATTGATCTATCAGAGGTAACAATGCTATTTTCATTAGTGATAGAGATATTTTGCTGCACTTGTGGTATGGTTAAAACATCTGTAAATGTAACGGCATCTTGTCCATTTAACTGACCTTTGATAATATCTTCGCTGAATGCGATTTGATTATTAACCCAAACAAATGTATCAAATCCCCAGGGACTACCACCATAGATGCCAGTATCTTTTACTAAATCATAGTTTCCAGACACTCTACCTAATGAATCAACAGATTTTGGCAAGAAGTTAGATCCGCTGCCCGAACCTGTAACTTCAAGAATTCCATCAATTGGTTGTGTTGGCAAAACACCGTTAGCAAGATTATCAATTCTTTTTCTATTGATAGTTTTGTTAGCATCTGCCGGAATTTGTCCAAGAACGATATTGTTCTTAGGACTAGTTGGATCATTACTGTTGCTTTTGTCTATGTAGATAAAGCTATCTTTATTCTCTATTAGGTTTGTTCCTAATACTACAATATCTACTTTACCACCAGAGCCCTCTGAAACAATAGTTCTAGAACCATCGCTATTTACTTTAACAATGGTGCCGTCTCTAGTCATTAAGGGATCACCAGGTTCAACAACATAAGCATCAGATACGCCCGTGGTACTCAAAGCTACGTTCAAGTATCCTAAAGAAGTTCCTACACTAGAACCACTGAACGAAGCTAGGACACGATTTCTGAAAGATGCATCATCTTCTTGATCAGTACCGCCAGAAAATGGATTGACATTAGTGACGTTAGATACTCCTGGAGTAGTGGATCTAGAAAGAGAGTAAGTTCCAATGTTACCAGCAGAACCAGCAGAGGTGGCTCTTAAAGTAACTTGTACAGCATATTGATCAGAAATACCAGCAGTAGCTAATTGATCAGCAAACTTGCTAGCTACTGATTTATAGAAGTTAGCATTAGCGGGAGCAACAGCAACGCCCGCGGTAACAGAGTATGAGATACCATTGTTAGCAATGACAGTATCTCCCTGGTTGATATTAATTGGAGCATTGATCGAAGCAAAGGTTAATAGGGCTGTGCCTGTAGATGGAGTTGCTTGTCTTCTGACAATACCAAAGTTTTTAGCCAGCTTATCTAAATCTGATCCTACTACTAATCTCATGGACTGCTTGCTAGATATGTCTCCCATTTGATCATAAAGGAGCGAAATTTGACTGGCAGGAGCTTCAATGAATAAATCTCTAGCAACCGTGCCTTGTTTGGTATCCAAATCAGGCTGTGCTAGTCTGAAGAAGTCCACTAGACTTTGTATGATTTCATTTGCAGAGCGTATTGTAACCATGTTTCCTCAGAAATTATATAGTAGAAACTTTGAAGGCTGTAGTAATAGGTTTCAATCCTTTAGTTGTAGCTTTAATGACTACATCAAACAGTCTAGGATCAATTTGGTTCCTTACTATAGATATATCTGAAATAAAATTAATTTGCTCATCTGCACTAACTCTCTGAAATGATTGCGTCTGCGCATTTTGTAGATTCTTCAAATTATCTAATGCTGTATTCAATTGAGATTTGGATACCTGTACTAAAACAGAAGTGTAGCTAGGATTTCCTATAATAGTTCTAGATAAAAAAGAACCATACCACGGTTGATATGGATTCGCTCCAGCTGTTGTTAAACAGATTTTAAGGATATCTTGAATCAATTTTTCGCTGTCTACAACAGTTTGTAGGGCGCCGTTGTTAACAACTAAATTACCGTTTTTTATCTTAAGATCAAATGACATCTATAATTCTCCACTTTCAGATATGCACAATTATAGACAAATAGCAAAATATCAAGTTTTATTGCAAACCATTATTTTGAGACTGATCTTGATAAATTTTATCCATCAGGTTGTAATAGTCTTTCACTGAAGAAATGAAAGATTTCATGGCTTTTTGGATTCCGGGGCTAGATTGGCTTAATTGCAAGGAAGTATTCATCCTTTTAATAGCATCATCATCCAAAAATCCAAGTAAATCATTTTTGGGCATGATATAAAGCGCCCCCATAGTTGCTATGATATCACACAACCCCAGACCGCTAAATTCTCCCATAATTATTTCTATCGTTCTTAAAGCATCACCAGCTTTTTGTAAATCTACACTTCTCTTGTTAGTTAGGTCTTGCAATGTTTGAACACTAGTATCTCCTAATGCAGTACTAGAATCTGGACCAAAAGTTGTCTTGAAGCTATCAAAAGAAAATCCACCCACATCTGGAATGCCTTGTATATTGGCAGTTTGGGCATTGATAGCATTAATTGTAGTCCTAATTTTCGCCTCAATAATAGCTTGGTCGCGAGGAGTAATAAAATCGCTAGGAACATTGGTAGAAAGAAACACACCCTGTACTGTACACCCACCTTCAGGACCAAAAGTAGATGGAACTGGAACCCAATAATACTTAGATTGTGCAGTGAAAATAGTGATCTGTGATTCTACCAGCTTAGCAACCATTGCTCTAATAATATTGATAAACTTTACGAATTGAGTTTGTTCCGCTAGTTTATACACATCACCACTACTGATACTACTGATAATGGCTTCATCTTGAATGGCGGGGATACTCTTGATGTAATCAATGACCGATTTATCAGCTGTTCCTGTAGAATCCACCTGATTAGCAACAGTAAATCTATCTCTAATAACTTGCTCGATAATTGGTCTGTTAACAAATACGCCATCTTTGACCATCAAATGATTCTTAGTAGGCACGAAAGGCACGGCTACAAGTTTAGATGCATCATTGACGGTAAAATCAATAACAGGATCCACTATAAATGGCTTGATTATATGAGTTCTTTGAGCTTGTAATTGAGTGGGTGTATTTCCTGAAACATCTACATATTCAGTTAGTTTCTTATCATTGATTCCCACTAAGCTACTAAAATCAATTTTATACTGTTGACTCTTTGGGTCCATATCCAAAGCGTCAGCACTATTGATTATAGGGGCGGCGAATTGTCTAATTTTGAAACCAGAAGATAAAGCTAAAGTAGCAGCATCAATAGAATTGGGGATACTGAAAATACTGGCTATACCTGTTACATAACTTTCTCTTTGTAGAGATAAGTTTCTAAATTTAGCTATCGGGCTGGCGGCAATACTTAGTTTGGCTGCACTAACAGCGGCGCCAATAGTTCTAGATGAATCATAAACTATATCGTGCCCAGGATTGTAGATTTTATTAGCACTAGAAACCACTGGAAATCCAATGATTCTAAAGAAAGCATGACATCTACTTTCTTGAGGTGTTGAGCTAATAGTTGTTTGTTGTTTCAACTTAGCCAATGTGGGGTCTCCAGCTTGAAAAGCTGTAATAGCAGCTTGATCGGAGACTGCGGCACAATTGGTATAACTCCTAATTTTATCTATGGCAGAGATAAAGTCACTGTAGACCTTATTGATATCAATATTGAAGTTCTGCGCATCCTGATAATTAGCTTGATTAGGGATTTGATCAACCATTAGGAGCCATCCTTACCACCAACATCACCCATATCTCCCAAGTCACCCGCATCTCTTCTTGGTTGAGTGCCGTCAGATTCATCACCGATTGGTGTAGAGATGACAGCAGGAGTGAATACAAATTGATAGTCTACAACTTGCAATGTGTGTGTCAAAGCAGTCGTATCATTTGTACAGAAAGTATTATTATCAAACGATATCATTAGCTGTCCCGCACCAGCATCTTTGCTGGTCAAATTAGCGGTGAAAGATTGATATCCATCGTATGTAAAGTTTGATATGTCACCAAATGTAACGTGCCCCTTGATTCTGTCTGCTAGGTTAGACGCAATGTCAGCAGGAATTCCATTGGTTAATGAAATGCCGTTATTCTCATTGATATCAACCTTAACCACAATGGGCTTACTGGTAAATTGAGTTTGAGGAACTGCCTTAAATGAAGACTTACAAGGATCGTTTCCAATACCAATGATAGAGGAAAGCGCACTAGTTGTATCATCTCTCAACTTTTGCAAACATAATAGGGCGGTGGTTTGGAATTCTGCCACGCCTTGTGGTGTCAAGTTAGCTCTCAAAGCTGATAATGCAGTTGACAAACATTGTTGAGCAGCATCAGGATTTGGGAAGTCTGGCTTGTTGAAAACATCTTTCAATAACTGTGTTTTCAAAGCCACATCACCTGCTAAGGCATTGTTCACAAATCCTTTAGCCAAGGAAAGATCAGGCATGCAACCAGCAGTTACCAATTCCTTTGATAATAGGGTAGCCATTCCAGGTTTGAATGTATACTCGATATCAGCGAACAAATGTGCATCGCTTGGAGAATAACTTGGAGTAGCAGAAACATTATCTTCTTTGTGGAAAAAGTTATTGAGGGTAGCTTGCTTCTTAATGGGGGTGACGCCATCTGTATCAAATCCTTTTAACTTAGTTTTACCATCATCTTCATATCCCTTACCGCCTGCCAAATTCAATACACCATTTAATGCAATCTCGGGGACATTGTTGTATGTATTGACTATTTGGGTTGGAATTGCCAACACAATGCAATCCTTGAATCTAACGTATCTTGCTACACCTACACGTCCCCAATCTGCTGGATTATAGAACAATCTCAAATCTACCGTATAGGCAGCTTGTTTAGCAGGAGTCTTCTCAGAGAAGAAAGAATCTGTTGGAAAGAAGATTGTCTTGAAGAATGGATCTGGACCATCATCCGTAGGCAATACATCGAAAGCATTGACAATATTCATAAATTGTTGAATTATTGTTTGCTGAGGATCGTACAACTGCCAAACTTCATTTCTTAATTGATAACTGAAGAAAATTGGGTCTGCTGGAGGCGGCAATGGAATTTCTACATTTGTTTTAACTCCAACCCCTCTCAAATACTGTAGTTGACCTGTAAAATTAGTATATGGCGCATTCTTAATGAAAGCTGGACATACGTCAGATGTACAGCAATCGCTGTCATCACATGGTGGAATAGCAAATGCCATTCCTAAAATGTCCTTAATAACCTGAATGATAATATTGAAGATAGCTAACAATACAAACAAGTTCTGGAATACACATAACATGGCTCCCAACTTCTTGGCGATTGCTAGAACAGAGTTGATATTGGCTTCTTGAAATGCACTTATTAACATGAAAATGTTTCTCAAGATAGCCGAAATGAATTTCAAAATTTGTGCAACAATATATTCAATCAATGCTATCAGCAATAATAGCAAAGATATGATCATAATTATGATTGCAAAGATCGGAAATAATAGCAAGAAAGCTGGAATACAATCTGTAAACAGCTTAATAATTGCAGGTATTAATTTGAATGGATTAGCGATGGCACAAATAACTTCAATAATACAAACAATGATCTTCAAAATGGGTAAGAAGAATTTATACAACATCAAGAATGGCATGAATTGATCAAGCAATTTCATGATGGCATCGAAAATATCTTTGCCGAAATTCAAACTTAATGTTGGTAATAAAGCACCAGGAGGAATCAATAACTGTAAAGCATTAAGAATACTTAATAAATCTTCCGGAAACCCTGCTGGAAATGGATTGATATTTGGCAAATCCAAAGCAAAAGGAACACCAAATCCAGGAATGGAAGGACCAGACGGACCATCAGGGGGGCTTATTGACACATCGTTAGGCGAACAAGGCATTTGTGTTACTATATATCAGGTTATTTTTCACCAGGCAATTTAGGCTCTAACGGACCTCTTACCACATCGGCTACTTGTAATGTTTTCTCTAAATCATTAATAATCTTTTCTGCCCATACAGATAAAGATTGATCTATTTGTTCAATGTTGGCACCATCTAAATCATGAAATGCTAATACTTTGGCAGCAATCCTCCACAAATCTTTATGAACATCTTTGTCCAAATCTGATGATGAATACTCTGAAACTTCAAACTGTGGAGAAGCGCCAATAGCAGTGTCTACAGCCTCAGCTAATTTCTCCATTCCTTGTTCCCTAGCTTCATTTGCTTGCAACTTTAACTTATTGTATGTTCCTACCTTTAATCTCATAAAGATCCTCCAAATTCCTTCTTAACCATTCTTCCTTGCACAGTTAGAGTTTCACATTCAATAACAATGTCTGCATCTGCGGTAATGCGCATATTTTGACCAGAATGAATAGCCAAATTGCTTGGAGTTAAAATCTTCACCCCTTCATCATCTATTCTTATCATTGTTACTCTTAAGCCAGAATTGAATACCCTAATATCCAATGCTGCCCCAATATGTCCATTGTTCTGTTTAACAAATCTGCTGTCTGTTGATACACCCATGCCACCTATTTGAACAAATACATCACCATTCATAGAGAGGGCACCGCTCATGTTGTTTATATCTCTACCAACATTAAGCACCATACCACCAGCCAAATCAGCCCATAAAGATTGTCTATCAGAAGTATTGGCTCCAATATTCAAATCTAAAGAACCATCCAAACTAATAGATCCGCTACGACCACCAGCATTAGCACTATCTCCACTAACTGTAATAGTATCAAGAGCCACTTTAGTTATCAAAGGAATTTTAGCCACTGCACTCTTACTAAATACTGGATTTGTATCATCAGCACAATATTGTAAGAAGTCAGATTTTTGGTGCGTGTAGCATGTCGCCAAAATGTCATGATAAGCCGTTCCATGCTTGATATGAGATTCTGTAATCCTATCTAGTGGCGCGCCATCGGCGCCATCACTATCCAATTTAATAGAACCCCTGTCCTCAGCAAATGTGCCATCATTGATATCAAAAGCGGAGGCGGCAAAACTATCCTGGAAAATATCTAGATTATCATCTCTGAAAATTAACTTATTTGGATTATTGTTGTCCTCTGGACCAAATGAAGAGTAATTTTCGTATCTTGTTAGTAATGGTACGTTTCCCGTTTCACTGGAAGCTGGAACGTTCCATTTGAATACGCCTTCTTTATCAATATCGAAAAAGAAGCGGCTTCTATTTCTAGCATAGTCATTATTAGAGGTAATATCTGGTAATGTCATCTGTCCATTTTGACCAGTCAGATCTTTTCTGGCATTAAGTTCAAAATGATAAGCAAGACTTTTTCTCTCTAAAGCTTTGATTAATTGAAATGACTTTACCTTATCTGTACTAGTTGCCGCACGAAGCGTATTCTGATCTTTTCCAATAGGTAATGGAACCCTATTCAAATCTAAGATATTTCCGAAAATATCAACAACAGTTCCCTTGATAGTCTCCATCAAATAATTAGGAGATGCTAAAGTCAAACTTAATGTATCAGATCTACTTTTTCTACGATTTGGAAAAGTAAAAACAGTAGCAGGTGGTTTGGTATTACCATACAAGGTTGATTCAAATAAGTCATCATTTATTTCTGATGAATATTGGAATTCGTATACTATTTCTCTTTTCTCTACAAAAGGAGGATTCTTTCCTGAACCTGTAATAATAGGATTTGGGCTAACTGTCGGATCTAGACCAATTACATAGAACTTAGAATCATAATTATCATTTTCTAATTTTGAATTCTGATCAAAATTAGTATTTGGTTTCAAATCTCTTTTAACTAAACCCTCAACCCTTCTTGATGCTTGAGTGAAATGATTTTCATTATAGAAATTAGTGGTTATTAAATTAGATTTTGAGTTAATATGTATTTTATTATTGGAACCACCAATATTGATATCATTATTTGTGTTTAAGGAGATTTTAGATTCGTCTGCTGCTCTAACTAACAATTCTCCATCTGTCAGAGTGGGAACTGCTGGTAAATTTTCTGCTAGATATGAAACGAAATAGTATTGTCCACCACTACCTTGCCCCACTACAACGGGTGTACCAGGCATAGGTTTGGTTCCAATAAATAAACCGTTGTTGTAAAACATGGCATGAGGTGCAGGTATATCCACAGATTGTGCCCGCCCCCTAATAGATGAAGCAGTATTGAGTCTTACTTTAAGCAGACCTTTACTGGCGTCGTAGCCAATAATGGCGCCGGTTCTTAAAAGACCAACTTGTTCATCGAAAACATGATTATTTACCATAGTGTTAAGATCCGCTATTCTGTGTAAACACAAGCCAACAATCTACTATATAACTGAATAAGGCTTTTCTTATTTTATCAGCACTTGCTGGGGGCGTAGTAGTGTCTGTAGAAACCGGAGTAATAGTGCTTGTTGATACCTGGTTACGCGCAGCATCTATAGCTTTCTGACTTGGGGATCTTCTATCATTGACATCTTCTAAATTGACAGCTACAATATTAACATTGTCTGGAGAGAATGATTGGTTTTTGATAGGACTATTAGGGTCACCAGATTTTCCAGTCAAAATGTCTTTTATATTACTTGCAAAAGAATTCAAACCACTATCAGCTCCGCCACCATCATGATAAATTCTTAACTCTACGTTAGCCGTAACGTTATTTCCCTTAGTATTGTTTGCATTAACAGTATAGGCAGCCGTAAACATAATGTTATTCAATGTTTGACTATTAAATGCACTGAAGGAATTGGGCGGGGCATTTTGTGTAGATAAAGATGCTGCACCACCTGTACTAGATGGATCTTTAATTACTACTCCTAGATTGTTTTCATTTCCGGAATTAGTTTGTCTTTGAATTGTATATCCGGCAATATCTCTGTTATTGTAAATCATTTTACCAATAACATCAAGTGTTGTTGGAATATACTCTCCCGGAGAATGACCATAAGATAAATCCAAAGTAGTAGTGAATGTATTACCAAATCCAAAATTATGTTTGACAGCGGTGACGTAGAACAGCATTTGTCTGTCTTGCAAGAAAACAACTTCTCCTGGCTGCATATATTCATTGCCTGAAATAGTAACGCTTCCTCTAAGAATATTTTTTCTATTACGGCTCAAAATCATACTGGCATATGGCGCACATTGTGAATTAGGATCGCTCAAAAATGGAACTCTAATAGTAGCGGCATTTTTGAATCCATAATTTCTCCATGAATCATAATCTACTGCCACGGCTGTTACCAAACCATTTCCATTATCTGGGAATGAATTTAATCCTTCTGGTAAAGCATTCGGAGCAAATGTATTCAATACTCCCTGCACTTCAACCATAGTAAAATCAGGCGGATTGACTGAAATTTGGATATTTTTTATTTGTGCTCTTTTGATAATATATCTAGAGCCTGAACCAGGACCGTAATCATCATAAGTTTCATCTTCAATCATATGCTCATATACTTCTGGAACATTAGAGTTTCCAAAAATTCCAGGAGCTAATAATTGACTACCAGTTTGTAGGCTTTGATCATCCAACGATTTGAATTCTGTGGAGCTCTTGATGGCTGAATAAAATAATTTGATAGCTTTTTGCCTGTCCTGTATTTTTTCTTGTAATTCTTTAGTAACTTTGAACACATCAATGGTTTGTCCAAGCGGAACTACAACATCTTTTTGACCATCACCGTTATTAGAAATGTAGTCTTTTTTGTCTATTCTTTGACCTGATTTAGTCTGTATTCTGCTGATCAAAGTTTGAACGTAACTGTTATTGTTAGAGGTAAATATGTTTTGTACAGAATAACCCTGTAATCCTAATCCTTGAGCCATCAATTGAGTTACTATTGCTGAGTATCTTTGTGAATTGGAGAAAACAATTTTAGTAGATTTTGCTTGTCCTAATAATACGGAAGTTAAATCTTGTACCGATGTATCTAGAGGATCTGAACTAGAAGCCTTGATTAGTTGATTGACATCAGTAATTGCTCCAGTGTTATCTGAAATGAAACTAAATGAATCTCCTGTGCCGCTAGTGGCGCCGCTCGATGCAATGAATTGGGTGGCAGAGTCATCATTCCCATAATTCAAAATAGCACAATCTAACCTAATCATATCTTCTATGATTTCAATTCTTTTTCTTAGAGTGTCTATTTGATTTCCAAAGATATCTGATAAAAATTGTGGAAAGATTTGAATACCATAAGCCTGTTTCAAATACATCATTCTATAGAAAATTGAACTTGGCATTCTATTATATTGTGGCGGACGAACTCTAATATGACCTTGAGTGTCTGCAAATACTTCTAGATTTAATAAATCAGAAGCTAGGATAATCTTTTCTCTAACAGAATTGAAATCATTATTGTATAACTTGATACCATCTGTTAAGGATTGTTCGTAAGCCAGAATATCAAAATCCTTATCGTAGAAGTCATCTACGATAAATAGATTTTTGTCTTCATTAGCCCTAACATTGTAAGACATACGACGAGTCAAATAATTCAATTGTCTTCTTAACTCTCTTCTAGTATTTGGATTAGAAGGATTTGAAGGTCCGCTGGCACTAAGGTTTGAATCTCCACCACTATCGAAAGTGGCATCTGGACCCGAAGCAGCTGCTAATTGGTTGTAGTCACTGTCTGCTTTTTGAATGTTATCAATATCGCTCTGAATAGACTCTTGCAAGTTTGTTAACTGAGCCTTAACTTCTAAGAATTGTGGATTGAAACTATTACCAACATCAGAAAAAACAGAAGCCGCACCAAATAATGAAGCATCTCTATTCAAATCAGCTAGCTTCTGTAACTTAGCATCCAAATCTTTATTTTTTTGTACGACCCTGAATTGTGATTGCATAGCCAGAGCAAAACTTTGTTCATCCACAGTCAAGTTTTTGAATGGAATGAAATTACCCCACAAAGTATTACTCTTAACTAACTCATTTCTTAATGATGAAATATATGAATGTGCGGCATCTTGCTGGCTTTGAGGATCTCTTCCAAATCCATCTATATTGGCAGTAGCTCTCCAATAATTAGCATAGTTATATGGTTTACCAGTAATCAGTAATGAAATAACATTCATTACATCCTGTCCGGCAAACGGCTCTTTAGCAATATTAGGATTACCTACTTTGTTTGGATCATTCAAGTCTAATGAATTACCAAATTGAACGAATACTCCAATTCCTTCTTTCCATTTATAAACTAATCCATCGGGAGCAAAAACTTCTTTACTTACATTTCCAGTATTGGGATCTACCAAAATACCTTGGAAGAAAGTATCGCTTGTTATTTTTTGTCCAGCGGTGGGTCCAGCCTTGGCTTTCAACAAACCTTTTTTATCTTGTGAGGTTCCAAGAATAGCAATGTTTTCGTCTAACAATTGCGGAGTATCATTCTTAGCATTGCTGGTGATAGTATCAAAATTAGATTTGAATGGAGTTAGCGTATCGTAAATAGCACCGTTAAAAGAATCTACACCTGGCTTGAAGTTTACCTTGCCTTGATCGAAATAAGCTGTATTATCTCTACCACTGACGTTAACAGTAAACTTACCATCTGACCATGAATCAGTGGCATCACTTACTACACCCGCAAAAACGTGAGTTCCTTCTTTTTCATTAACAAATTGACCTCTTAGAGCAGTCCACAAATAATTGGGAAAATCGGCTCCAACATAAGCAGCCTTCTCTGCTTGTAAACTGACATTTCCAGAAGGATTAAATAGTGCGGTAACAGAGTTGGTCAAATTTGTAACTGTTTTATCTAAGTTTTGAAGAGCACCCAAACCAGTAAACATATTTTGTAGACCAGATAACAACTTGGTGTCGTATCTGCTTTTGCTACTCATATAAATATGTACTACATCCATTGGCTGGATAATCAATTGTCCAGAGAAATTGAATCTCAATTTCTTACGAGCATAATTAGTAGACTTATTTGTTAATTGAAAAGCATTTCTAGAATTTCCTAATAACTCCATCTTGTTAAATACAGAGGTTATTAGGTTGGTAAAAACTTTCAACTCTGTATCTGGAATTGCTTGTCTGATATTACCGCTGCTACCAATACCTATGCCTGGTTTAGTGCTTAATCCATCAAATCCGGCAATAGCACCACCTTGTAAATACTCCGGGGCAACATCTACGCCGCCACCAATACCGCCAAATCCACCATTGTAAGTGAATACCAATTCCATTCCAATTCTATCTAGAACGGCAGTAACTCTTTTTCCAAGCAAAGTATCTGGATCTATTTTTAATGAAATGGGACTAGCCCCGCGAGCGGCTCTTAGTTGGCTCAATCTGTTTTGAGCATCATTAATAGTCTGATCTGCCGACTGAGTGGCGAATTGAAAAATACCATGATTGCTAAACATATTGGTAGCATCACTAATAGCTTTTTCGATATCCCAATCCGTAATCAACATAGATTCGTAAGGATCAGTAATAGTTAAATTGAATGAGCCAGGATTTTTAATACCATCCACCGAAACGTTAGTGCTTAGATTAGTAAAATTGGTAATTTCAATAACACCAGTTCCTTGACCAAATTGTGATTGAAATAGATTGGTAGTATCGGTTATCCAGGTAGTAGATTTATTGGTGGTATTAAATCCATAGATTCTTCTTACCTTATCCATAGTCTGTGATAAAGCAGTAGCATCGGTAATTCCACCAAACCCACCACCACTAATGGAATTGAATAAACTACCGCCAGAATTGCTGTTAATGATATCTGAAAAAGTAGCAATAATAGGAACTAATTGATCGCTGATATTACCAGCAGCCGAGGTAACTTGTTGAATTTTAGATAATCTTTCCAAAGCAGCAATAGCATTACATTTGTTTTGGAATAAAAATTTCATGGCACGATAATACAACTTTTCATCTTGATCCATGAAATCAGGTCTGAAGTTTTCTGCAACAGAAGAAAACATTCTTTTCTTCACAAACACAGTTGCATTAGGTTCTTGGAATAGAACTTCTAGTTGTTTGGGGTCGGCGTTATATGGATCAGTTCTTAAATAACCTTCTTCAATGTATCTGCGTTGTGCTGATTGATCAAACTTAGATGCAAAATCGCCTAAGGTGCCGTACTTCATGTTTTGTCCAAGAACTACGGCATCCAAAGTGTGATTGTTATTTTCGCCAGCAAAAAATTGGCTATTAATTGCTCCAGCTAAATCGCCTAAAAAACCCATTGTTAAAACCCTGAATTAACACTTCCAGAAAATGATGGAGGTGTGGTGTATTGACTTGGACCATTGGTTGCGCTTTTTGCCCAAGGGAAGTAATTGACTCTATATCCTCTTCTTTGAGTTGCAACGAATGTCATTTGATATTCCATTAAGAAATTATCCGCCCTCTCATTAACGGTCATATTTTCAAAATAACCCCTGTAAGCCCAACCATTGTAGTACATCTCTACAGTAAACGCTTGTTGTGCCAAAGAAGGAATGTTTTGAGCAGCTAAGTTACCATTAGGAGTACTTGTTCCTAAAAGACCTCCGACAGCACCACCAATAGCTCCACCTACTGCACCACCAATAGCGCCTCCCACATTGGAAAAAACATTAGATAAAGCGGTTGCAGCATTGTTTGCAGCCAGGGTCAAACCAGTAGAATCAAAAGCATATTGTTCTGCTCTGTAAATTTCATATAGAACGTTAATACCTTCAATACCTGAACTGCCTGTAGTACCAGAAATATTGATTGTATCTAATTCTTCTCCCCAATATTGAAGCGTATATCCGCCTTTAGTTCTATCCTTGTTAATTAGTTTTCTATGAGAGTAACTGATAGAAGATGGATTAACGAACATTCTTACTATTCCAAATTGTGGAACGAACCAAGTAATAATGTTTCTTTTGAGTTGAGACTCTCTAAAAGTTGCAACTTTGCTAGATGGTAAGCCTGTGCCGTCTGCCGAATAAGTAGCAGGCAAAAGAAAGCCATCAGATTTGAACTGACTAGTTTGATCGGCATTTAATGGAGAAGCTCCATTCAATGCATTTTGAACAGAATTGATACCATTGATTACATCACCTAATGCCATATTTAAGTCCTCATACCTACAGGGTTAACTGCGGCTGCCTGTGCTCCGCCTTCAATTTCTCTCTTACACTTGATACAATATCCATCTATATGTACTGTCAATTCGCCCAATTTCCCTGGGGGAGGAGCCATACCTACTCTTCCATCTTGATTGCCAGGAGCACCAGGAACATTGATTCTTTGTCGACCAGCTCCCATAACCCCAGTAGCTCTATTGGCAGCAGCCCCAACCACACCAGAAGGAGAATAATCTATTAGTACTGCTTCCTGCCTTTTGATGGCTGCCATAGCACGATCTCTTTCAGCTTTTGGCTTCTTAGCTGCCTCAGCTTTTGCTCTTTCAATATCTTCTCTCAATTTTAATTCGGCAGATTTATTGATTGCCTTACCAGACCCAATTGCTTGTTTCAAAGCGTCAATCGGTGCCTGCATGCTTTGAGGAATATCTCCAAACAATTTATAGAATTCCATGACAGAAGCGGCAGCTCTCTTACCGGCGTCAGCAATTGGAGCCCTTGTTCTAATGTCTCTGGCGTAATCTTGAGCTATGTCGCCACCTTCAACACCAGAGACGGTCATGAATTGAGTTAGGTTTGCTTTAGATTTTCTTTGTGCTTCAGACAATTGAGTTTGTTGTCCCATACCGGCTGTCATACTTTGTTGCATGAATCCTAAATTGGCTATGTCAGCAGTACCTCTACCACCCTCTAAGATGCCACGGATTCTACTTAATTCGGTATAAGATTTCTCTTGTATGGCTGTACCTTTATCAACTGACTCTTGCACTACACGACCTGACAAATCAGTTGTGGCAACTCTACCTTCTTGTTTAGCTCTAAATCCTTCCAAAATCCTCATAGCTTCTTGATCAGTTCTAGCAAATTGACCCATAGGTCCTTGTCTAAGAACCATCATTTGTTTAGTCATTTGAGCAGCGGCTTGCGGGCTTCTAGCAGCCTCATCCAAGGTAACAATTTGCCCAAATTGTTTCTGCATTTGAGTTCTAATCTTCTCAAATACTTGATCCATTTTTCCTTCACGTAGCATTTTTTCAATTTGAAATCCACCCATAAGACCACCTGGTCCACCAGTTTGGGCAGATAAAAATGCCTTTTGTGCTATATTCAAATTAGCTACCGCATGAGTCATGTTGGTTACCACATCCACCGCAGCATCTCCACTTAATCCGGTGGATTTCAATGCTCCTACATAGTTATTCAAGATTCTAGCTGATGCTTCTGCTTCATTACCAAACATCTTGAAAACGTTAGCGGTTCCTCTTAACGAGTCTCTCACAACATCTAAATTGGTTCCAAACTTATTACTAACTTCGCTGATGCGAGCGGTAAACTTCAAAGCATCTTCACCAGTCAAATTGTAATCTTTGAAAGCCACTTTCAAATCATCAATTACATCAGCGTAAGAACGACCAGTTCCAGTAGCTAATTTAATTGTAGCAGTCAACATGCTAATAGATTCAGAGGCACTTCCGCTACTTTTTACGTTTGCTTCCAGGGCTTTCGGAATGGTTCCAAGTTGAGCATAATAATTCTGAACTACTTCAGGAGCTAAACCCGTAGTTTTAACCGCGTTAGCAACTAATGCCGTTTGTTTTTCTAATAGAGCATTCAGATTTTCTAAATTAGGTCCAGCTGCCGCAAATACTTCTGATAAGTTACCAGTTTTGGCGGATAATTGAATATACGCATTTTGTACTCTCAATGCATTGTCAGCACTTTGTGCCATGTTAAGAACAAAGTTCTTAACAGCAGAAATACCTTGCCTAATTACTGCTTCTGGAACCATTCTACCAAAAGATTGTTGAGCAAAATTTACTAACTGACCAATTCCACTTTTGGCATCAGTAAAAGTAGTTGTTAAATATTCTATTTGATTTGTGAGGGTACTTAGATTATTGGTATCTATGTTATGAAGATTATTGAAAGATTCTCTAGTTCCTAAAACGGCAGCACTAAGCAAACCAAATTGAGTAGTTTGCTTTTCAGTGAGAGCCATGGATTTGTTAAGAGAAATCCCATAGTTAGCCAAAGTGTCATTGAAAGAACCTAAAGCATCTTTAGCGCCAAGGGCGAAGTTTCCTAAATTATTCAACTTATCGCCAGAATTTTTGGATGCAGCAGCCAAAGCATCAAGAGCTTGCGCAGTTTTATTGGCAGCATCTGATGTTGCATTTAGATCAGCTGGATTATCATTAACCATTTATTATCCTTGTTTCACAGGACGACGCCTCTTTCTCTTTACCTGCTTGGCATTCTTTTGTTGCTCTAGTTGTTCATTGATTTCTTTGACCATTCTAGTAGATTCTTCGAACTCTTCATCAGTAGAGGCATGTACATTACCTTCACCTATTAATTGTTTGACAGCCTCTGGATTCCAGAATGATGCTAATAAGTATGCGTGATTTTTAGCTAGTTCAGCATTTTCATTCTGATCTGCTAACCAGTTTTCATACATCCATATTTTTTGAATCGGATCCATGTCTACTATTCTAGGATCATCGGGAGTAGTCTTAAAAATCTCTTTACACAAATACCATGTAAAGCGATGATCCGATTCGTGTATTATTTTTTTAAATCTTCAATTATCTCCTTTGCTTCCATTTCATTCTTTATGGAATACCTGCTCTTAGCAATTTCTGCCATCTTCAAATATTCATCATACAATCTATTAAGCAAAGGTTCAGGTAATTCATCAATAAATGATAGTTTAACTTCTAGATCTTCTGATCCGACAAATTGAGAGAAACTAACACCAGCAATTTCTACTAGAGAACGAGCTAAAAATTGTCTTCTAACTTCAAAAGGAGATTGAACTGTTCCATCGTATTCTGATGCCGCCATGATAGCTTCACTCATTGATTTGCCAGAAAGAGTTTGTAAAACAAAAACATTTCCATCAATTTTCACATCATGAGTAGTGCGAGTCATATTAAGAAGCATTTCGAGTCTTCTTTTAGCACCATCATTTAACTTTTCTTTTCCAGAAATTTTGGCTTTTCTAGCCTCTCTGAATTCTCTTTCTATTTCGGCAGGATCTTGTTCTGCTTCTTGAATTCTACTTTGAAAGCTTTGAATAGCAGATTCATCCAATGGAGGCAATGCCGCTCTTCTTCTAACTACCGGATTTACTATATTCTCGGGCGTCATTCCACTTTCATCTGGAATATCAATTTCTCTCATTCCGGGACCACCAAACTTCTTATTTCCTAAAGGGCTATCAAAACCAGGCATTATCAACTCCACAAAATAAATTATCCTATAACTGAATATATCAATTATAGGATAATTTTAGCTAACTAGGGATTTATGAGAGAGTTTATCTTAGAACAAGTTACCTGATGAACCGATATCAATCAAACCAGAAGCGTCAAGAGAACCTCTTCTGCCATTAGAACCAGTGTCAACTAATTGTTCGATGTTAACGACGCCATCTCCGCTGGTGATGTTAAGAACTCCGTTTGGACCTGCGCCCATATGTAGAATTCCTCTTTCTCCACCGACTGCGGCTGGCACGCCTCCTGGAATTGGAGAAGATCCACCGTTAAGTATGCTAAAGATATTTTCAGCTTCCCATTGCATAGAATCAGTGATAATCCAATCGTTAGCCTGGTAAGTGTAATCTAGACCAGAAATCCAAACATTTTTGATAACAGTAGATATTTGACTACCTTGATCTCTCTTCTGTTTATCCAAGATAACAATATCAAATGGATAAACTTGTGAAGCGGCATGCAAGAAGCCTCTACTAAATGCTTCGGTAATCCTTAATCTATCAAATCTAATTCTCTGGCAAGTTCCAGTGATGTTGGTAGAGGCAGTTGGTACTGAATCAATATGACCGTCAGTTCCAACTTCATCAATCATTCTGATTTGTCTCTTCTCAGAGATAGCCATAGATTGAATTGCTCCAACAGCAGTGTTGTTGACCAAAATGATTATATTTGTTGATAAGGCTGTACTGGTCTTGTTAACACCATTTGGTAGTGTTAGCGTAGAGCTAGTATTTGGTGCTGTAGCCATTTATATCTCCCTAATTATATTTGTCCTACACTTACCTTAATGTAAATGAAGTTGACTGGATAGCTTGGTTGTACTCTTACAGAAATATTCCATTGTGTTGGATCTACGTCATCTTGTACTACGCTTAGATCGGCGTAGTTAGTGATCAATCCTTGAGATACCAAAGAGTTTAACAAGATAACTGCGCGAGTATTCAATACTGCTCCAGTGTTCTTATCTTGTGGCAAACCAATGTAACCAGCAAAACCAGCTCTTAGTGTCTTAGCAACTCTATCTCTAATGAAAACGATAGAGATTTCTTGCTCTTCAACGAAGCCGCTTTGAGATGTAGTTAATCCCCAAATTACTCTACCTCCACCCGCAACTGGTTGTAAGGTGCAAACACCGGCAGCTGCTAATTGCTCAAGTGTAGCTGTAGAAAGTGTCTTGTTTCTTAGGATAGTGAATCCAGAGAATACTTTGTTGGTTAGTGGGTTTTCAATTCTTACATCTGCTGATTCATATCCGGCAGCGGCAGCGGCAAGATAGAATCCGTCAATTAAGACATTATCTGAACCAGCTTGTACAACAATTTGATCAGGATAGAAATATACACATCTGTAAGTATTACCGAAAGCATTTGGTACTGAGTAGTTTGCAAGGTCTTCTACGTTTCCTGCCAGAACATCAGTAATAGTTTCTCCTTGAATTCCTTCTAGAACACCAATATCTTCTACGGCGGCAGGCTTGGCTCCAGTCAAATTCTCAGGTAACAATCCATTGATTGCTCCGATGAACAATACTCTTTCTTTCTTGTTACGAATATTGCTCATAGACTTACAATGTGATAGAGCGTTCTGGAAGATAACAGAGATAGTTTGCTTTGGTAGTGGTACCAAAATATCACACTCTACTACTTCTAAAGAAGCAAGTGCATTGATCCATCCAGCATCGTAGAAAGATGCTTCCTTGGCGTCCACCAAAGTAACTCTCAATCCAAATCCAATTGGTACTACGTTATGATTGATAACTACATAATTGCTGACATTGCTTGAATCCAATACTTCATATCTCATACCAGTTTCATTAACAAGTGCTTTGCTAATTGTAATGGTGTTGGTAAAGCTATCGTATCCAATGATATCATACAAGCCGTTATTATCGGCTGAACCATTGATTTGTAATCTACGAGTAAGTAAACTAGTGATTGTGCTGAAGTCTACAGCTGAAGAATTCAAAGTTGCTGTAGCAGTGCTGATCAAAGCAACCAAGGTTCCGTCAGTACCTGAACCACCGCTAACTGGAAGTCCAGTAGAAACATCAATGACTTCGAAAGTGGTTGGAGATTCTGTAACGAAATCTGGGAAGGTTTCGTGAGTTACATACAACTGACCACCACTAACTGCGTCAATGGTGTAAGAACCAATATTAGCTACGTTAACAGCATCAATAATCTTCAAAGTCTTTCCGACATGAGATGAATCGAACACAATAGATGCATTGAATACACCCTTGTCACTGAAAGCAGGATTTCTACCAACATAACCATCTTCTCCGGTTGCCATAACTGCTAGGCTCTGCACAACAGTATAGAAGTATGAGAATCCGCCTGGGGCTGGAGTATCATCAAAGATGAATTGATTGGTGGTTGGATTACCAGAAGTATCCAAGGTATAGAAGTCCAACTTGTTAGGAAGAATCTGAGTTTCTACGTTAGTAGAGTTGTTCTTGATAAAGAAGTGGATATTGGAGTTAAAATCTGGAGTTACTCCTAATGGCAATGGGAAGATAAAATCATCTTTATTCAATGAAGCTGAATTGACAGCATCTTCTAGAATGTAAGATTTTCTTCTTGGCATTGGTGGGGCTGCTTGAACTGTGATTAAGGTTGGGGCATTGTTAGCATAAGCTAATTGAGCACCTAGCGCCAAGTTATTGGTCAAGCTTGGGAATCCGTGTCTAACAACTACATCTCCCATACCTTGAGTCAAAACAGGATCATTTAAGAAAAGAGATGGAATGTAATTGGCAGTTAAAGAATCGCTTCTAACTAATACACCGCTGTTAATCTTAACGGTGAAAGCATCACCTTCTCTAAATGGAGAAGTGACTACAGACATAACTGTAGTTTCTGCAATGGAGAATCTTAAAATGCCATTGCTGACAACTTGATCGTTGGCAACCCAAATAATTGGATTACCATTTGCGTCTAGCTTGGAGCCAGAAATAGAACCGATAGCCAAAAACTTAGCGGTTCCGGCAACTGGTTGATTCAAAACATTTCTTTGAACAGACACGCATCTAATAGTCCAAGTCTCTGGTGGAGCGTTAGCATCAACCAAAGTTAGATTGTTAACTGTTCCCAAACCAACGTTAGTAGATAGTGGAACATAGAATGCACCACCTTGATCTACAAGGTGCGCTCTTTGTAATTCAACTTTTCCAGAAGAGATATCAATTCTGTAGTCATAGCTGTTGCTAAATGGATTAGAATCAATAAGTGATTCTAAACCAACTAGTGGGACACCATTCTTGAAAAGTGTCGTTCTGTTAGAAATTAGTGGGAAGTTTGATAGTTGGAAGTGTCTACCGTCAGCGCCTGATGTAGATGAGTAGGTAGGATTCAAACCATCGCTACCACCACCATTTGCCTGTGATACAAGGGTTTCATCTGTTGAACCTTCACCTATCATAGCAGCAACACGTGACCCTCCAGGAATTGACGTTCCACGTGATGCAGTAATTACGTCAGTTGTTACGCCTGGTATTAAACCGGCTCCTCCAGGTTGATTTGCCATTATTTTTCTCCTCTAAAGATTTTCTCTATTGCTTTCGTAGAGCGATCCAACATAATTGAAGTCCTTTTACACTTTTGTAGATTGTATCATTAAAATGTATTAATATTCCTATCAGGGTGGATATATTAGTGAGTTTTGTCTATTTATCAGGGTACTTAACCATCATGATTTGTACCATACAAATCATTTGATTTATAGTTCTAGTAGTAAGTCTGTGATGCTAACTGAGGTATTGATAGTTAAATTAGCAGCTGGAGGACTGTCGGGTTTTGATAAATTGGCAAAATTCATGGTAAATAAAATGGTATCAACCACACTGTCGACCGGTATTTCTCTACGCCATTCCGTTCTTATATCTAATGTTAGAGTTTGCCTAAATAACTTATCATTTCTATCATCTGTTTCAGATGGTGCACCAATATTGATTGGTTTAACTATAACTCCAACATCAACTAAAGTATCAAAATTGATTTCAGTAAAACACATTGCTATTAATTCAGATAAATCATCTCTTGATCTTAAACTTCTGGTCATAACATCAATTATCACTGATCCTTCCCAAGCCCCAGCTGTGATAAAAGTTTTTGGTTTACTGATTATTTTTTGATTTCCATAACCGTCTTCAAATATCATATTCTCATATTGCACACTGCTCTGATCTCTATTGATAGAAATAGGAACGTATCTACTACCACCACTTTTTACTAAAATGGCTGGATAATAAATGCCGTCATATCTATAGTTTTCTCCAATAAATACGCGCGTGCTTAGATTAATGGTATTGCTTAGAGAAGGTTGTGCCCCTGGTCCGGAAGGCAAATCCGCCCCAGGAGGAAGATCAGTGTGGTCAGTAGTATTAGCAAAACCCCATTGATCTTTAGAATAATGGTAGTAACTATCTTTAGAAAAGAAATCTTTTAAGGTGGAGATAATAATCTCTTTTGGATATACGAGCATGGAGGCTTGTATAATATTGTGAAGTGGAAACAAATCACTTTTGAAAAAATTTCCCGAACTCATGAAATTCCTTTACCAACGATATTGAACATGTATGTTGCCAATAAATACGGTCAAACTGTTGCCACTCTGCATACTTAGATTGAATCTAACCATGGTGGTACCATCTTCCGTATTCTGATAGACATTTGTTGAAGGAGTAACTATCAAGCTATCTGACAGAGTAAATTGCAAATTACCAGTATCAGAATCTGTTAATACCGCAACTGGATCTACAATAGATAACGTATATTGGCTACTCAATGTAGTCATGGCAGTATTAGTAACTGTTACAAATGCCTTAACTATTCTTGTTCTCTTTGGTATCAAAGCATATACAGGAATGGTCCACTGATAATTATCAAATAATCCGCTACCGCTGGTGTATATGATTCTTACTGTTGCCGTAGGATCATCTTGAGACCACACATCCGTTCCTCCTGGTACTGTACCAGGGAATACGCGATGCAATGATCCATAAGTGTGTTGTCCTGCCGAAACATTGAAAGCTGTAGTTACAGTTTGGTTTATATTTCTTTCCGCAATCCAATTCTTGGCGTTGACGCTAACATCGTCCAACCTAATAACTTTATCAGTTGTTATGGTTTGAGGCAGAATGTCATTGATGAACGGTGAATCAAAGAAGTTACCCATAATAACTCCCTTTGATTCTGCGCCGTCCCAAACCGTCGGAGCTTCAAAGTTAGCAAATGCTACGTAAGCAAAGATAGAGTTAGTTCCTCTGTAAATTCTATTGTTTTCTACAATGCTGGTTTTTCCTCCCAGAAGAATCAAAGATCCAAATCCGAAAGTTTCGCCAACACCTTTCAAAACGTTATCAGTAACGGTACAGGAAGATTGACAGTAGATATAACCCAAACCATACTTAAGAGATACTGGGGCAAAATTGATAGCATCCCAATAACCAGTATTGGTTACGTTTCCTGAAATAACACAACAAGAATCACTGCCCTCTCCCGGTGTTTGAGCATTAACTAATGTGTGCTTGTTTGAGCTAACAAAAATTGCATAGTTAGAAGAAACATTGATCAATGGGAATGCCGGGTTGTAAATGGCATTTGGTAAGTTTTCACCATAATTTACCAAATATGTAGTATCATAGGCACTCAAAGTATTATTCAGTATTCTTAAGGTTGAATTCTCTTCGTATGCAATTCCGGTATGAATCCAATTACATTTGTTTCTGATGATATCAACATTGCCGGTTGAGTATTGTATCTGATTGATAGATACACCAACAAATGGTGATGAAACTCCGATTCTAGACATCAAGAAATACTTACCAGTACTATCTAGATTGGTAATGTAATGACAAATGTTGTCGCGTATTGTTAATCCTGCCATCTTATCATTGAATACATTAACAACTGGAGACATAGATATAATCTTAGTTTCAGATCCAGTTAAGTATCCAATAGTTCCACAGATGTTATCAGAAATTTCACAACCATGTATTGTCAAGCTGGGGAACAGCATGACTCCAGATTTTAACACAGAGGTAAGAACTATTGCTTGATTCTTGTTACAGTAATTATTGCTGATTACTGAATTTAACAGTGCCGGTTGAACTGCTGGTGGGCTTGTAGTTGCAGCAGTATTGATGATTGAAATAGCCGCCCTAATATCATCTTTGACGCCACTAACGTTCAAGTTCATGAATTTACAATTTTTGATTTGCAAACTACTTAATACTGATGCGATTGTGGATAATTCAAAGTTGATGAAGCTGTATCTATCATTTGAATTAGTTGCTGGAGCATAATTGAAGATGACGTTATCAATAAGAATATCATCTAACACAGTCGTCACGTGACCGCAAATATATCCTTGACCGCTATTAACCAAATTAAGTGGATCATATGATACACCATCATATGAATCAGCGGTACCGCCAGCATTAGGATTATATGTAGATGTTACAACAGCATTAACCAATTTGAAGAAATTGGAATCAGTTATATCCACTAGCTTGTTAAAGTTTCCGGTAATTACTGAGTTTGTAATAGAGCAAATTGGAGAACTTGCTAAAGTAAATACATTTCCAGGAGTAACTATACCGGCAGAAATAACATAATTAACGGTGATAACGGTGTTATCAATTTTGAAATTAATTGTGTTATTTAGGTAGAATACAGAGCCTCTAAATGTATTTACTGAATCATATAGTGACGTGAATTGTACATTTAATGTACTGTCCTTAATAACAACATTGTCTCCATTTACAATGCTGAATACTATATTGTTTGGTGCTGTGGATGGTACATTTACAGTAATATTGCAGTTATCGAAAACGATATTTTTGGATCCATCAGGAATAGAAATTAACCCGTTGAAAACAATATCCAAATTCTTAAATGTGATATTTGAGCCTAATACCACATCTCCATTCATAGTTAATAGAGCATCATTAATACCATCAATTACCACACTGTTAGTGAAATCTAAGTATGTACGAGCGGCAATGGTAGCGTTATCAGCATTTGCTCCTTTGATAAAAGCAGTGCCATTGAATTTGTTATTGTATTTGATCCAGTTAAATATAGCTTCTGGTTTCTTGAAATTTCCCTGAGCTTCATCTGAAGTTAATCTTAGTGGAAGATTACTATCAGCATCATTAATATATTTTCTAGCATCTGTTACAGTTAATGTAACTGTTGGAGTAGTTGAAACCGTAACAGTAGATGAAACAATATAAAGTGGTACTAGATCTTTTCTCTTGTTGACTATATCTGAGAAAGTAGAAGCATCAATGTAGTACAGCAAACCATTTATAACGTTGATTGCTTGGAAACGTCTTGTAGGGTCGGTAGGTGTAGAGATCCATTGATCAAAATCCAATAATGGTATTGGTTGATATTCTCCCTTATCATTAACACATATTACCCAATTGATATCGTATAATGATCCAAAGCTTTCTTTGATAGCTGGTATGGTTACAGTTTCGTTATTAACGGAAATCAATTTTCCATTTACCAATACCAAACCACCATTCAAATAAATCTGATTGCCATTTGGATTTGTTAGGGTTCCCGGATCTTGTAAATCAAATCCACGTAGAACACCATTGGAATGCAATAGTTTTTCAGGCAAAGAGATGAAGCCAAGCGCTGAAGTACTAAGGTCTTTTTCACTGGTATTTCCAAACTGTCTTTCATCACGAAGATAGTTAACTGTATTGGTAACATCATTTACTTGACATGTTCCAATCAACATAATCTCTTCATCTAGAGATAGCGTTGGAAACAATTGAAAATCAATATATTGATCAACAAACGCAGCAATAGAGGTATTATTCTCAAACAATACATCAATATAATCTATGTTTGTTTCATCATAAAATCTAGTAACTTGACCTAATTTTCCAGTTGTAGTTGGTCCATTGTGGGTGGAGGTTAAACCATCATAAGAGACTAAGTTTCCTACGAACACGCCCGTTAGATTATTCAAATCTGTTATGTGTAATGTAATTTTGTTAACTGTTCCAAATTGATATCCTCTTAATTTGGAACTAACTTTGATAATGTTCAACTTGGATAATTCAGAGAATGTACGTAGAGGAACACCATTAACATCAAAAGAGGCACCACTGGCGTTTATTCTGGCTCTTTCATGGGTAAATGATTTTCCATTTTGATCAACATACACTTCAAAATGTCTCTTGAATGGACCAACGTTGCTAAAATCTGTGGAACTTTCTTTGTTAAAAGATACAGAGCCGGCATTGAATCCAATTTCAACTACATTACCAACAGCTAGCGTAGCAGTTGGAGATACACCAGTAGCATGAACTGCATCAAATACAGTAATGTCTGTATACGTATCTGGAGTTGGCGTTGGACAAACCGGAATATTGAAAGTCACATCTTGGATAATAAATCTACCAAAATCTACCAAACTACCTTGTCCAGCCGATTGTACGACAATAGTTTTACCAACTTTTAATCCAGAAGTTGACAAATCTAGCGGTATACGATATGTAACTTGTACCCTACCATTTGGAGCAGGTCCAGGGAATACGTTAATAGCTTGTATAGTGGCATTCCAGTAACCATCACCATATCCATCAACCAATTGATCAATATCTAGAGCTAGCTTGTCTCTTTCAATACCATTGATATAGAAGTTGTTTCTCTTCAATGGCAGGAATATCTTGGTTGGAACCAAAGCAGCTTCGGCTGACTCATATGATGTTTGATACAATGGGCTTGCCCAATTTCCACCATTAACACCAAATCCTAACGGATCAATAGCTGATGTTCCAGCTCCCGGAAATACATCTACTACATTATTTGGAAAACTAACTCCAGTGGCTAGTGAATCATAAGTACCATCACTGCCTATAACTGCGCTTACTATAGAAAAGCCGGCATTTCTATAAGAATCTGCCAACATAATTCCAAATTCACCTTGATGAGAGAAGGCGATAAATCTGTAATTGAAACCAGCCTGTCTAAAAGCTGTATTAGTTGCCTCTACTACAGAGTCTAATGTATAAAGACCTGGAGTTCTGCCACGATTACCAGTAACATCAATGGCTGGCAAAACTGTGTAACCATCTTGTGGATGACCAGTTGTATATAGTGCCAAGTATAGGAGATAATGTGAAGCGTTTAGTTGATCTGGATTAAATCCAATACCCAAAACTTGGGCGCCATATGGGCTACCAATAATCAAACTTGGAATCTCATTGAATATATTGTTAACAGGAGCGATTGCCAATACACCGTGTTTGTTATTGTTGAATAGTGGTCTGTCTATACGTACAGAAGCATTTGTAGTATAGAATAAGTTCTTACCGGCTATTCTAACTACGAATTTCTTGACGCCACCATTTTGTATATACTTCTTTTCTTTGATAACGAAGCTAACTTCTACTGTTCCATAATTAACTCGGATGATATCGCCAATCTTAACTAAAGCAAATTTTTCATCAAATGAATTAGAGCTAACTTCGCTGTCAAGAGGCTTCAATTCAATGATATCGTCACCTACATTGATGTCATCTACAGGAAAACTGCTGGAGCCGATATTCAATAAGTATGTGATAGCGGCGGTGTTTGGAATAACAGGGGCGCCGTATCCGTCAGTAATTAAACTGGATGATCTGGATGATCTAGAAATACCATTTGTGTAAAGATTTTGTATTCTAGTTCCTAATAAAAAGATACTAGAACTATCTACGAAATCAGCAAATTGTTGCAAATCTTGGGCGGTTTGTGGGATGGTTGAAAATCTACTTGTGTTCAACCAAATTCCACTAGCAGTGTGACCATAATTGGATGGATATGTAGATCCTCCAACAGTCGTAATCAATTGTGAGCTACTGCCGCTACCATCTGAAAATTGATGGAACAACAATTCATTATTCATATCATTAACTAATGTGTATGAATCATGATTGTTTCTCAAAGCATTGAATCTATTGAATAGATATTTGGACGGATCACTATTTACATCTATTTGATTCAATTCATGTCTATAGATGGCTCCCAAAAGATGTGGTTCTAATTTGATTCCTGTTAGAGAAATCCATCCCAAACTAGTGTTAATACCGTTTGATAGGTCTTGAATGTAATTGAATAAATCTTGCGTTCTGTGATCAAGCTTCAACTTAGATTCTGGTATTTCAGCAGAATTAGAAATTTGATCATTAGTGATTGGTAAAGTAACCAATCCCAAACTTGCAATGGCAGACGGCTTAATTGAACCATCTGGTTCTAATGAGATACCTAACCTTTCAGAAATAGAACTAGTTGTACCAGCGCCACCTAAGCCTAAATACTGTTGCGTATTAAATGCTGCATCGCGCAATGCATTAATTGCTTCAGCCCCCAAATCCTGAATGTTATCATTAATTGGAGGTAAAGTTGTATCATCATCAAAATCGTTTGGGAAATTGCTACTCATTTTATCACCGTATATTTAAGTGAATATATAACTTAACTTATTCTTTATTGATTGATTCACTAACACGTTTAACTAAAGCATCTGCCATTGGATCTTCAACAGTAACAGTTCCTGGAGGTAAAGATGCTGCCAACTTTTGATTGAAAAAAGCTTTTACTATTCTATACAATAAAGTTGACAATAAACCGGCTACTAAACCAAAAACTAATCTGCCACCAGCAGCAGAAATACCTTCTGGATAAGGATAACCTTTGATTAGAATAGCAGAAACAGATCCTAAAACTACTGGCATGATCGGTAATACCAAATCATTCCACAATTTAGATTCTTTAGCCATAACTTTGACATTAGCTAGTAAATACTCAACCACAGTCCTCAATACAGACGTTACTGCCACTATACTTAAACTGAAAATTATAAACTGCCAACTCATCAATATTTGCAAAATATTATCCATAGATTTCTCCCTATGGGTATGCAAAGTAATTAATATATTCAAGCTATTTTAACAATCCAAAACAGAAACATTAAAATCAGAAGAAGTGCTATCAGCATAACAACCAGCAACATCGGCAGTAAATATCGCAGATAAATGTCTTAAAGCTACACCACCACCTACAAGAGATCCTGGAATAGTTACAATTGTATTAATACCAGAATTTGGTCCGGAAATATCATTATCATATACTACTACACCAGCACCCGCAACATTTAATAATGAAACTTTCAAATGTCCACTAATAGTACCAGTTACAATAGAAGAAACTGTTACTGTAAAATTAGCACCTACAGTATAACAATAACTAGATGGACCAGTTATGTCAGTTGCGGTATCCCATAATGTAGAGGTTAGTACTAATAGATTTGATGATGTACTATTAGCATAACAATATCCGTCGCTAATATAGTTCGCCGTAATGCTCCATGTAGAGCCCACGCTAAATGTATCACCTGGTACAAAAATGCTAGAACTTCCATTAATTATACTAGAGATTCCTAAATCAATTGTAATTGGCGCATCATTATTTGTAGCTACAAAATGTACTGATCCCACTGATGGATTAACTAATAATGTTGAAGTTGTGCCAGAAATTAAAGTAATATCATCATGTGCACAGAAAGTATCACTTCCTGAAATTCCAACAACTGTACTAGTTACATCATGAGAAATAGAATGCAAAGTTTTTCCTAACATGCCGCCGGGAGATTCACTAGAGTTCCAGCACCCATAACCATCATATACAGCTTGCAACCAATAATCATATCCATCTGTAGTTGTAAAAGAAGGAATTGTGCTCGTAGCATTACCAGAACCATTTAATGTTGCCGAAGGTAGTTCTACAAAATTTATGTCATCACCGTACAGTATAAATCTTACTGATCCCGATGGAAATGGTCCAGAAGCGGCTGCAACATGTGCCGAAATGAATACTGGCTGAGCATAACAGAAGTAAAGATTGTTTGCCGTAAGAACAGTTGTAGTAGTTGTGGTTAATCCTATATTGTAATTTGAAATAGCACTAGTGCTTGTTTCAAATGCATTATGAACACCACTGTAGATAGCTACATATTTTCCTAAAGACACACTAGGGGTAGTAGATATAGCTGCTGAACCTGCCGTTAACGTTCCGGTAGCTAATACATTTCCACTTACTGTATTTACAATTGATACGGTTCCTGTAGGAGTAGGTCCTCCTCCAGTATTATTTGTTACAGTAACATTGAAGGTTACAGTGTCTCCACAATTAGCCAAAGTTGGAGATATACTAGTAATTGTTGTAGTAGTACGGTAAATATTCAATCTACCAGTATACATTAAACCTCTTCCTAATGGCATGTTATCCTTGTGACATAGATAGTTGTATAATTACTAACCAGTTAATAGTATTGGTTCCAGAATAACCTGTATATACTTGCAAATTATTTCCAGATGTAGTGATATCTGGAATCGTCCATCCAGCAGCAGATCCGGCAGTTGTTCTAGGATCTGCATTAGTTACAGTACCCATGACTATTGGGCTTCCAGTTGTTCTTAAGTAACCCATACTTAGATTAAATTCAGCGCCATCAGCAGCGCTTGTGGCTTTGCCAGTAAAAATAACATCAACCTTAATTGAAGTATTATCTGGTATAGCAAAAGAGAATGCTAGAGCAGCAGCTCCAACAGAAGAGGTAACATATGAACGATATGTGTAAGTTTGTTGTCCAGTAGATCCCCAGATGCTAGGATTTGGAATAGATCCGACTGAAAAATTATCTCCATCTGCTTGCTTTATCCATAGTTGACCGCCAGATGAATATACAATTGTTCCATTCAATGGATTTCCAATTGTTGGAGGAGTAACAGTATCTCTAACATACATTACAAGATCACCTGTGTTAGCAGGCATATCTAAAGTTGTTAATGGTCCATTGTGTAACAATGACAATACTCTACGATTAGTTGCTATTTCCGTTGCTTCTAACATAGTAGTGCCGGCAGAATCTAAAGCTAATGTTACGCCACCTTTTAATCCACCAGAGCCGGGACTGCCACCAGTAACAACTACATCTCCTCCATTTTTAGAAGCTCCTGAAGTACTTTGTGCTCTGACAGTAAAGTCTGAACCGTGATTTAATACTGTAACTGACTGAGAAATAACAGGGGTTATACCATTGATCCAGGTCAATCCGCTTGAAGATACCCTAGTGGATCCGGAAGTTCCAGTTAATCCAATTACTTCTTGTATCGCATTAGTGCCAGCTAAATCACCACCAGCACTAAATGCATTAACGGCAGGCGATGGTATCCAAGAAGCAGACATTCCGTCCCACGTTAAAACATCTCCGCTGCTTGGGGGCAATGTACTAACTGGTCTGCTCTGTATTTTGGTTACTAATACATTGGTAGCAGTTCCGGCAATATCTCCATTTAATTGAATTATACCTTTGCTAACAGTAGTGGCATCCTCAATAATTGGAGGTGTTACAATGGTGGTTAATCTTTCGATAGCTTCTTGCACATTTGAAACTGTTACAGATTCAATAGTTATTAGTGGTGATAAATCTATTTGATCGGCTTTGTGCCTAAAATTAGTACCATCAACATGATTTTGAAAATCAAATCTATCAGTAGCTAATCTGCCAACATCTTTTTTGTAATTTGGAGCTAATGGCGTGGTCATGGGTTTCCTTGTGTTTTATATATGGTTTTATTAACTTAAGGAGGAAGAATTATTTGATGAGTATGACCTAATACTTCCATAACTTTTCCATCTATAATTGGATGATTATGACCTTGATTGACAGCAGTTGTTTGGTTGATTTGAGTAACAGAAGTTACTTTTTCATTTATCACAATTTCATGCACATGAGGCGGAATTCCTGGCACAAAACTGACGGTAGTTGATAATTTGGATGGAAACATTGATGTGTTTCTAAATACTCTAATTTGATAAGCTGGATCAAATTTTCTAATTCTCATAACCCTAAACAATTGACCACCTTGTTGACCCAAAATAGTATTGTTTCTAGTTACAGAAATAACTTCGTATCTAAACTCTTCATTATCATCAATATCAAATAAAATTATGATATCTCTGGTTTTAATAGTTGGAACCGTTAAAGTCCACAAATTCAATGGGAATTCAGATTCCATTCCAGCTTCATACATTTTTGTTTGTTCATCTGTTGGAGATGGTCGAACCATAATTCTACCATCTGACTGTCTTGGATTGAAATACTGTTCGTATCCAAATACAAACTTGGTACCATAACATAATGGACACCTATCATCAGGATATTCACTGCTAGCTAAATAACAAGAACAGGTGATACCAGTTTGAACTCTCTTGATTAAAACAGCCGGACGACCATCAACTGATAATTGTATTTCTTGTCTTTGATTGTTTTGATCTTGCAAATTCAAACCTCTCAAAATATTGTAGTTACCATAACCATCTATACATCCCATTTCTCCACCAATGTAGCTTCCTACACAAGTACCATTAAGTAAAAGAACTGGATCAGTTCTGTGGTATCCTGCATAGTCGTACATTGGAAAATCTACGTTAGCGGCATCAGAGGCACTAAGATCAGTAGATAATAAATCTTTGGTTACCTGATGATATCCGTCAATCAAAGTGTATGGATAATTAGGGTATTCAAATCTAGATTGACATACAAAAATTCTATCAAATTGAGAAGACTCTTCAATGGTAAATTGAGTAACTGTAGGATCCCAAAATGTAATGCCATCAAATCCGGCTGTAGTATGTGATCTGGCGGCAGAACTACCATAACCTCTTTGTAATAAGTCTGTCAATACCAAATTCATATTAACAGTATCTACAGAGGAATACTGTATCAATTCTGCGCCCACTCTAATTACACCGCTTGAAGAAAAACCGCTTACATCCAACAGTGGAATAATCAAATCAGTTGCAGAGATATCCTGTCTTAAAATACTAAAAGGATACACTCTTAAATTGTCATAAGCCACAGGTAATTGATTCAAATCAAATGCTAATGGATCATATTCAACTGGTCTAACACTGAAAAAATATTCTTGACCAGGAACTAAATCAATGATGTTAGCTTCTAAAGTTCCATCTATAGAAATATATTTAACACCTTCTGTGAAAACATTTTCTTTAATGGTGGAATAATAAAGATGATAGGCTATTTGATTGGTTTTTAATGTTGGATAAGCTTGGAACCATTTCATGTTAATGGTGTAACCATCTCCAAGACTATGAATATGATCTAATCCAGCTCTAACGGGGTTTAAGTAATATGGCATATCTCTATTCAGATTTATTAGCCTCAAAACTCTACAATATCCAAGACTCTCGACAAAAACTTGGGGACTATATATTTGGGGGAAGTAATTATTATATGATCAGGAGCCGTTGCCATATGCTCGACCTTCTTTGAAGTCTTCCTCCCTTAGTATAAGCCATTTTAAGGATTGCTCCAAAGTGATAGGAATGTTTTGGGATGGAGAATGAGGCTTAGGGTGACTATAAAGGAACAGGAATTTATACCTTTGCCATTAAGGTTTCTTTTTTGTCTTTCTTTTCCTTTTTGTCATCTATTTCATGGTGGTCTAATAGCTGGTCAACATATTCTTCCGCTTCTTGATCCCCAAAATTATCGGCAATATATTGAACCTGGTTTTGAAAACCTTCTTGTTCAAAAGGATTATCTAAATAGCTTCCTTCATCTGAACTTTGTGTTGGTTTAGTTCCAGTAGTTTGTTGTAACCAATGAGTAATTTCATGTACTCCATAAGAGAAGTCCTTGAAAAAATCACCATCACACAATAATTTATAGTTGAAAATGATAACACCATGATCAGTTTTAGCTGATACATCTAGGTTACCAAATTTCATAGGTATGAAGTCTATCTCTTCTATTTCTACCCCATATTCTTTAAACATATCTTTGGTAGTATCATCTTGCTTCAAGAATTCCCTTAGCTTTTTGATCATTCTATTCAAAGATTGATATGGTAGTTTTTTAACTTGTGTTAAAGATAGTTTTTTGTCTTTGGCAGGCATATCACTATGATAAAATAGGCATATGAGAGTTTTGACATTCAGATTATCTGTCTTGCGCGCAAGTGTCTCAAACGTCTAAATGCCGGATTCATACCGCTAGTCATTCCAAATACGCCAAGACCGCGTGGAGCAGGGCGTAGACTCGCCTTAATCATTTTGAGCTTCTCCCAATAATGAGATAGTAATGTGCTATA